GTGTTCAGGTCAAATCTGTTTTCCGTGGGCATGGGGATGCCTCGTCGGTATATTGGAGGATCGTAGCTTTTAGGGATGGCGTGATGGGTACCAAAGGGGTGACACGTGTTTATCATTTCTGTGATGCAAAATACGGTCTGCAGAATTTACGAAAAAGGCGATTAAAAGTTGCAACAATTATGGAGCTAAACGATCCGTTCGAATTGGTTGCCCATAATATGAAAGATTCAAAAATAAGGCATGCAGTGAAAAAGTTTAAAGCGAATAGTGCAGCTAGATTCGGCTTTCTTTGCTTTAGTCGCTCTTACAAGAGTCCTGTTCAATGGGGGCATTATGCAGATAAGCACAAAGGTATTTGCATAGGCTTCGACGTTCCAACTGAAGAGCTGTATTCGGTAAATTATACTGACTACCGTTTGAACTTCGAGCCTTCCATGGTGGAAACGGATGAAAAAAAACTTCAATGGTTGATGGGTTTTTTTACCACGAAGCACAGCCATTGGAGTTATGAACAGGAGGAGCGCATGATCGTAAGCCTCCCATTGCTTGAGAGAGAAGCGGATTTCTACTTCGCGTTTTTTGACAAAGCTGATATTCAAGTTGCAGAGGTTATGGTTGGCTGTAACTCAATAATCACTAGGCAAGATGTTTTGGATGCTCTCGGAGACCATAATGAAAATGTAGAAATATTTAAGGCTCGTCCAGCGTTCGGTGAGTTTGAGATTGTTCGAAACAGGAATGGAAAGCTTTGGGCCTAGATTTTTGGCTCTGGTGTTCGTATTGCATCGTCAAAGAGAGGCTAGTCGCTGCAACAAAAGGCAAAGGCCTCGTCGTGGTCGGCGAACATGTCGAATTGAGTGTCGCCTTGCGGAGCCTGTAAGCGCTGGTACGGGCTCCTGAAAAACTGACGACCGTTGCCCGGATATTTTTTAGGGATAGATGAGGCTTCCTATGCCGGGTCATGCCCGGGCAGTGGAGGGGGGGGGGAGATTGGGGGAGGCGGCTTGGAGTACACTCCCGGGCTTTAACCAAAGGGAGTTGACCCATGTTTTTAAGCATTGTTGTCGGTTTGTTAATAGGAGTTGCCTTAGCGCTTGTCCTGAATGGAATGCGGTCGCTTGATCCAAAGGCGTTGCTAATCCTTAAATGGTTTGTAGGGGTGATTGCGACAGGTTTTATATTTTTATCTTTTATGTTTGGCTTCGTAATTGGGGTGATGGCAGTCGCAGAGATCAATATTGGCTATTACGCTTACTCCAAGCTGTTTCAACGCAGCTCAGCGAAATCTTGAAAGAAGTGGGTCAGGCTGCGAGGCTCTGGAAAAGCTCGATGATGTCGGCGGCGTTGGCCGCCGACCAAGGCTTTCGCCTCATCCGACAAACGCTGTTTCCGATCAACAGCACTTGGTCCGTTTCGTTGATGTCGCGCCATTCTTCGGCACCGGTGACCGGTTCGAGCCGCAGCGCGCCGGTGATCACCAGCTTCGTCACCGTCGAGCGCTCAACCTTCAGCGGCTCAGCGATTTTGTTTTCTGAGGGCATGGGGGGAGCCTTGGCCGATGTTCGGCTACAGTAGGTAAGTCATCGAAATGGAGATCGGACATGCAATGCTTAATTTGCCAGGCTGCGGCTAAAATTGCCCACATCACTGGCAGCTGGTCGGAGGTCAGATGCTCGTCTGGGTGTGGACACTTTAGGGTCTCAGCGAACCTAGTTGCGAAGATGAAGTTCAAGAACGAACTCTTTGATGTTGAACGAGCAAGACAATGGCTCGAGATGGCTCGGCACGAAGGGCCCACACCGTTGATATCGACTTACGACTACAACGTTTCTTTATTACGTCGTGTCACTAAAGAGCGATCTGACCACTTGCCGAGTCGTTCTGGTAAACCAGTAACGCCGGAATAGCCGGGTTTCCTATTTCGTCCCGCTGAAGTGCCAACTACATCGCAGTGATGGTTCGGCGCCACATGGGCGTCCTATGCCGGGTCATGCCCGGGCGGTGGAGTGGCGATGAGTGGTTGTTTGCAACTAATTGCGAAGTCGTTTGCGAGCTCGTTTAGCTATCCGCATCCTTTGGCTATGGAAAAGCCGGAGCAACACCACATGAAACGACTGAGCGAGTGGATAAATCTGATTGCTGCCGTGATTCGCCTGATCAACGTGATCAGTCGTACCGGCTGGTTTTGAGTTTGCGCCTGATTCGTTTAAGTGGGGTATCTCACCCAGTTTTGCGCCGGATGCTAGGCTCGGGTCGGCGGATAGAAGGAGGTGAGCATGGAATGGTGGAGCTGGTGGCTGATAACGGCGCTGTTTGCCCTACAAGCTTTATACGATTCGGTCGTTCGTCTGCCGAGAGCCTGGATGGCGCTCCGCGATGTCACCGAAGAGCGTGATCGGTATAAAGATGATCTTGCAGAGTTGCAGGAGCGCTTTGACAGAGTCGACGCAGAGTGCGTGGAAGCGTTGGAGCAGCTGCATCGAATCAAGGATCCGGAGTACTACTCTGCATTGGATGCTGGTGATGGCCAGGCGCTTTATGATCTCGACAAGAAGAGAGGCTTGATCTGACTTGCCGCACTCTTGCATTTAGGGTGATAGGCGAGAGCGGGTCAGGCTGCCGCCGTCGATTCCGGCGAGTAATCAATCCATGACAGTTTGGTTGGCGACTTCCGTCTCAGATCGTTCTGCGGCAACTTGATCTTCGCCCTGATGACCACGTCGCGGCACCGTCCCAAGTTCCGAATGCGCTCGGCATAATCAGCGGCGTACTGGGGGGCGTCGAACATGCTGCTGAGTTGGGCGACCCGCTTGCCGTCCATGATCTTGACGACCCGGTCCTCAACGGCCTGCAGCCACTGACTCATTGTGAGTTCGATCCGATGACCCTTTTCGATCTTGAAGTCGCGAACCTTGCGCTTCGCCTCTTCGCGGGCGAAGTGTTCATTCATTCCGAATACGGCAAATGTGCTCATGGCATCACTCCAGGCAGTCGAGCGCTTTTTGCAGCAGCGTATTCAGTGAAAGCTCCCGGTCGTCCGGGTCCATTGCTCGCTTGATCCACTCGCAGGCCTCGCCGGCACCATCGCGAAGGTTTTCAAGTTCGTCTTCGTCATCGCTCGCCTGGCTTTCGAGGCGGCGGATGTCCTCGCGCAGCTCTTCACGTTCGGCGCTCGGGTCGATGCTCTGCGAGGTTAATCGGCGGGTCAGTTCGGCGGCGGCCGCCGGATCAAGCGCGGCGTAGTGCAAACACTCTTCGTCGCTTAACGCATTTGCGGGAATGCTCATTGGCAATCTCCAGGCAGACGCCTGCCTCGCCGGCTGGCGTGATTCGTAGAAGTAGGGTATTCATCGACACTCAACACTCGGGGGGGGATAGCAGTGGCTGGATGGGTATTGGAGTCAGCACACCGGTATGCACGAGCGGCCAATATTTTGCTGGATGCTCATCTCGTATACGAAAGCGAGGTGAATGCCGCCTTGGCGATGGAGCTGCTGATCAAAAGTCTATTGGTCGAAACCGTTGACAATGCACGGTCTGGAACATTGTTCCAGCAGTACAGCACGAAGGAGCTCAAGCTTCGAGATGGGCACAATTTATACGTCCTTTATCAGCGTGTTCCCGTCGATATTGCCTTAAAGGTCGGTTTGCAGAGCCAGGCAGAGTTGCTGGAACGGAAGCAAGATGTTTTCAAGAGTCTTCGATACATTTACGAGGAGGGCGCAATGCGAGGGTCTGATGCTTTGCTTCTTCAAGCGTTCACGTGGTTATTCCCACAAGTGATCGAACACTTTTATTCAGGGGGTACGAAAGATCCGTGGCTGCTCTTCATGAGCGAAAATCCAGAAATGATGACTCTTGACCGATGAGACTCCGCCCTCCATGGCCGGACGCGACAGTTAGATGATATATTCCTAGTTATTACTGTGATGGGAGTCTGGGTATGCGGGTCAAGGAAGTCGTTGGTAAATTTAAGTGGTCATTTAATGGTTATCTAGCTTGGTATCTAGTGTTATTGTTCGTATTTGCGTTACTGTATTTCATCTATGAGAGTGAATTTAAAGGGCTTTCAGGATTTAGCGATGCCATATATTTCAGTGTTGTTACTGCAACTACGCTAGGCTTTGGCGATATTTCTCCGGCTAACTGGGTAACTAAGTTTCTTGTCAGTGCTCAGGTTTTAAGCAGTGTTTTACTTGTTGGTCTCTTTTTGAATTCGCTTTCCTTTGCCCAGTCCGAACGCATCAGAAGCAACGAGAATAGGCTGAGCTGGGAGCGAAAAGAGGGGATGCGTGACGGATTAGATCGACATATTTCACTCTTGGTTGAGGCGTTGAAAACCTCGAACTACCTAATTTGGGACAAGCACGCAATTAACTGCGCCCCATTGACTACCTATAAAGAGTACATGCTGCAGCTGGGGTTGAGTTTGAAAAAAGAAGGCTACATAATTGATCCGCTTAGAATAAAGGTTTTACTAGAGTGCTCTGATCAAATGTATGATTCGTTCGTTGCTTTGCTGCCGGTAGCGGCAGATATCTCTCCGGGTTATCTAATGCGATGGAGCTCTATTGTCAGTAATGTTAGAAATCTAAGAAGTCAATATAGGGAGTCGATAAGGGACGAACCTTTTAATGGTGAATGGCCTGTCACCAGTTCTATTTCATTGCAGCTTGAAGAGATTTTAAATAGTGCGCTGTTTTTGTCTGAGCCGTTAGATCGGAGTGTTTTCTCCTAACTCTACGTTCAGAGCCCCTAACAGTTTTCAACACCAGTCTTGGCGAACTCTTCAAGCTGTCGCGACTGTTTTTCAGTGACGACGATTTCAGGTCGCGACATGTTGGCGAACCGGACGGAGTCTTAGGGCGTTGCGGTCCGAGCTGTCGATAGCTTGATATGGTGGCAAATTGCAATTACGATCGCTCCCTTCTTCAGGGAGTGACTCGATGTTTCCAAGATATTTCCGCTGGATTTCGGTGCTAGGCATTCTTGCTGCGGTAGCAGTATTCGTAATCTTTGGCCTGCAGGTGTTTACCGGACAAGCTCCAGCAACGGACCTAATTCGGCCGATTATTGCTGCTGTCGCCTTTGGCTGGGCTTTCACTCAGTCCACTAAGGTCTGAGCTGGTTCGACGAACTCGTCCCCCGGATCCCGCTTCAGCTCGACCAAGCTTTCATTCCGAAACATCCGCGCCACGTTTTCGCTTATCTGCACTTTGTGGCGCGGACTTTCCATCGCTTGGTAGGAGAGAGTCGGCCCAAGCGCATGTGCGTTCAGGATCAGATTCTGCACCGCCTCGTTGATTTCCGTGATGCCGTTCCAGGCCATCAGCTCATCGAGCTTCAGCCGGGTGCCGAGCCGTAACCGGTGCCGCAACTCCTTCTCGTCGTACTGGATTCGCTTCTCGGCAGCCTTCGCCGATCTCTCTTGTCCACTCTTGGCCATGGCCTGCCTCTTCAATTCCGTGGGCCGGTATATCCAGCCATGTCTGTCGTCGGCGCTGGCGCACCTGGTTGCTGATACGTCTCATGCTGCGACCTTTACCTGATGCCAGGCACCGGCGGCATAGAACAGCTTCGCGGCCTGCGCCTCGTCGAGCGTGACCTCCGCGGGAACGGCGATCCAGCCGGACGCGACAATGTGGTTCGGGTTGCAGCTGTTTCGCAGCTCCAGGTAGTAATGCTCGATGGCATCCGTCAGGCACTCGACCTTGTAGATCCCATCGGGCGATATCTCCACCGACTTGACGTACTCAACGCCGCGCTCGTCTCGACACATGGCGCTGAGGTAGATCGTCCAGTGGTAGGCGAAGTCGAACAGGGCATTGGCGATCGCCAGGCTTCGAATCTGCCGGCAGCTTTTCCAGTTCGCCATGACCTGCGTGCCGCTCGGGTCGATATTCACTACCGCTACGTGGTTGGTTCGGAGCAGCGCCCGGCAGCAGCGTTCGGCGCGGGCGAAGCCGTTGTTTGCCTTGCGCTTGTTCATAGTGAGTCCGCCATTTTGCGCAGCGCCTTGCGGTCGGCAGCCGATATCGGTTTTGGGCGTCGCCTGAGGACCGTTTCAGGGTCTATTTTTTCCGACCGGGGAGGTGGCAGCGGATTGCGCGGCGGGCTTTTGAGTTCATCGATTCGCCCGCCGGCGGCGAGGTACTGCGCAATCTTGTCCGATATCGCTTCGGCCTGTGGCCGGTGCTGTTCGACCAGATTTGTGTGGTCGCTGATCATGCTCAAGCTCCTAATCTATAGGCTTGTGCCCGCGCTTTGTCCGCGACCTCATCAACCATGCGATTCAGTTCCAGGTTGAATTGGACAAGCTCTTTGTGCAGGTTGGCGATGTACTCTTCGTCGCGGTAGATCGTCTCGACGTAGAGCTGACACTCTTCGTCTTGGCGAGAATCGAACGACAGAAAATCCCACCACTTGCGCCCCGTAACGAACATGCAGCCCTGGACCTGAGGCATGTGTTCCTCGGGCATGCCTTCGAGCCAAGTCCTGACGTGTATCGCTTCATTGAAGGGGCACTTCGACTCGGTGCCCCCGTCATCATTGATCAGGCCGTCTGGCGAGCAGCCGAGCCAGTCATACTTCGGGTGGACGATGAACTCTGACGGCACGACGATGTTGCCGGTCAGCATCTCGTAGGCGTCCTGAGCCTTCTGTTCTTCGGTGTGACCCCACTTCATCGAGGCGCTGCTAACGCTGTGCTTGGACTTCTTCGCCAGGCGCTCGAAGCACAGTTCGCGCATGTAGGCGGTGCGCGCCCCCATAGGCTCGCGTTTGCCGTGTTTATCGGGTTTCCCCCAAGCAATCACGTCTTTAAACCGACTGGCTGTCACTCGGCCAGATCGGTCCGCACGCCACTTTTCAGTGTCCTGAAGTTCCGTTCTCACTACGCCGCTTCCTCGGCCTGAGACAGGCCATCGTGGTTGCCCGTGACTTCGGTGAAGTCGCCATCAACGGTTGCCGCCATGGCCTTGAGCGCTTCGTGGCACTCCAGGCCGATCGCCGCACGCTGCTTGGGCTTCAGTCCTGCCCAGGCTGTCGCATAGGCTTCGATGTCCTGCTGTTTCGCGACGGCCAACAGGTCCGCGAATACTCCGTCGATTTCTGGCGACGGGGATTTCGGGCCAAAGGAAACGCTGGAGGCAGCGGTATTGTTCGCAGCCTGCTTCACAGGAGTGATATCGATTTCTCCACCGTATGAGTCTTCGAATTCATCCGCTGTGTAGACGCCGAGGATGACGTCAGGGCAGTACAGTCGCGCCCATTTCTTTGTTGCCAGGTAGGCGATCTGCTGCTTCGGATCTTCAGCCCAAAGCGTGGAGTTCCTGGTGCGGACCTGGGTGAGCAGCAGCTCCAAAATGCGAGGTTCGTCCTCGCCTTTAAAGGTTGCCCAGCCCCTGATCCCGAGGCCTTTTTCGTCGTCAAAGTTCCAAGCCGGGACGCGGTACTTTTTGAATTCGCCTGTGTCCTCGTCCTTCTTGGTTTTGCTGGTGACTTCGCGCATCTTCCCGATGACGTTTTCCCAGGCGCCGAACCACTCGAAGTTCAAGCGACTCTTCACCGGTGCTTTCGTGGTGATCACTGCGTTGACGAGCTGCGCCTCGTAGCTCAAGGCACCGCCGTTGACGATGAACGTCTTCTGCGCCACAGCAAATGGGTTCATTTGCCATTGCATCGCTTGTAGCACCACGGCCATGCAGTCGGCTTGGTTGCCCTTCAAATGCTTGGGGACTGTGGTCGCGCCCTTCGACATCATCAGCGCGAGTTCGGTCATGGACCTCATGGTGCCAGGGTCAAGGATGAGCGCTGCCGCGTTGTGCGATGGGTCGTGGTAAGTGGCGAGGCCCGTTGGTGCTTGGGTTTCTGAGTCGGTCATGGCGCTCTCCGCGGCCGACAACGAGTGTCGGCCCTTGGATGGAAAGGGAGGGGGTTAGAAGCTGATGGCGCGGAGCCAGGCGCGGGCAGTGTCGAGGTCCACGTTGAAGCCCAGGGCTACCACCTCAACAATGTCGTCAACTGCCGGCGCGGTCGTAGTCGCGTCATCTGGTTCAGCGGCGATCGCCTGTGTGCTGATAGGGGCGACTTCAACTTTCGCCTCGACCAGTGCAGGCGTTGCGGCAGTGACCGGGGCCGGTGCGGCAGCCTGTGCGCGCAGGCGGGCCAACTCTTCCTGATCCTTGCGGTTCTGCTCTTCCTGCTCGCGCAGCTTGCATGCCTGATCGTCCAACTTCTGCTGCTGCAGGCGCTGCTCCTCGGTCTTGCGACCCAGTTCGTCCTGGTCCTTTTTCGCCTGGGTGCGGCGTTGCTCGGCGGCCTCTTCATCCTGGCGGCGAGTGCGTTCGCGCAATTCGTCGAGTTCTTTCTGCTGGGCCAGCAGTTTGGCTGCAGCCTCTTCACGATCAACGGCGGACTTGTGCAGCGCTTCCAGCTGTTCAATCGCGTTGTCGCGAGCGATGGTGCCTTCCGCTTCGAACTCGGCATATTCTTCGGGCAGGATCACCGATTCCTTGACGCTTTGCAGAACGATGGCGACGTCTGCTGCACTGCGGCTTGCATATGCAGCAGCGACAGAACTGAAGCGGGTGATCTTCGTCCGGATGGCATCGACGCGTTCGGCCTCGACACGCTCGCGTTCGGCTTTGGCATCAGCTACACGTTTTTCTTCGGCCTTGATTGCTTCGTCAACGGGCGCTTCGATCGCCAATACTCGATCCTTCAGCGCCTCGCCGAACTCCTTGACCTGGTTGACCCGAGCCTGGGCGTCCTTCACCTTTTGCTGATAGGGAACCAGCGCCGTTTTGGTGGTATTGGCCAAGGCATAGCGCACGTCGCGGATATCGACACGGACTTCCTTCGCATTCGCCAGGCCTTCGCTGGTCGAGCAGTCAACGACCAACTTGGCGTAGGTGGTTTCCAAACGAACGATCTGCTCCTCGTGCGGCCGGTATTCGGCGATGTCGGTGACAGCGACCGAAGGGGCAACAGCGTTTTGCGCAACTTCGGTTTCGCCCATTTCGAGCGAGTCTTGCGCGAGTGCTTGTTTATTTGCAGGCATGACAGTTCCTTGCCGCGCGGTGCGCAGCGTTTGAGGAGGTGGGTTATTGGGTGATCTGACCGGAGTAGGCGCTTGCCAATATCCAGGCAGCGAAGAAGAGCAGGGCGAGGGCCGAGCCGCGCCAGAACCAATAGCGCTTGGCGCGCTGGTAGGAGGTCATCGAGCCACCGACATCGGCAGTTCGATGTTCCGAGGCTCGCCGTTCTCTTTGAACAGCGCGTATTGGAACAGCATTACGGTCAGGCCGAAGGCGAGAAGCCAAAATACGATCTTCATGGCCGAACCCTCACCGCAATCCGGCCGCCCTTCATGGTGGCCGCCAAGCGCTTCGGCAAGCTGGCCACTGAACGCTCACGCGGCTGGCCGATCACTTCGTTAAACGGAAGGCCGAAGCCGAGCATGACCAGCTTCGATTCGATCTCGTCGAGTTGATCTTCGATCAGTGATTTAACAGGCGGGGTGGTCATGCTGCCGCTCCCTGTTTTGGTGAGTTGTTGAAGGAGGCGTAGATCTGGTCGATGCGCGCCCTGTAGTGACGGTGTTCGTCATCGCTGATAACGCGCAGCAGGAAGGCCAGAGTGATAACTGAAGTAGCCGCCGAACTGGCGTTTGGTTTGCCAAGGTCGCGGATCATGTTGTTGATCTCACCTTCGATCCAGGTGACAGCGGTCTGGTGATCGCGTTCTTCAATGTTCACGCTGCGCCTCCATTTGGTGGACAGATCGTTTCCATTTGCGCCATTGCCAGACCGATTCGGCACTTCAGGCTTTTGCGCTCTTCAATTTCACGGGCAGCACGATCAGCGAGGGCCTGAGTGCGCAACTGCTCGGCAGACTCGTAATCGTGGAACTCATGGGGCTGAGTTCTCTTATCGCGACCCCAAGCGTCGTAGCGCCTATCCCACTCTCGGGCCTGCGCACTGTCTGCATAGGTGGTTGCCATGGCGTCGCCTCCAAGAGTGGCGGTGCTGATCCAACAAAACTCGGCTGCACTCATCCGTTCCGCGGGTTGCCGTTGGGCGCGGAGGGGAGTGCATGCGAGTGGTGTTGATTAGATGGGGGAAGCTGATCTTTTTGTTTTGGCTGCCGATAAGGCACTGAGATTATTTAAGGATGATTCTTCTATGCGTTTGATTTCGAAAAGTGCCTGTCTGGTTGCTTGCTTTGCGCTCAGTAATTTTGGACAAGCCTTAGCGGACTATACCAACCGCGATGTTGCTATCACCGCGGTTGCGATGGGGCGCATGTGCGCCGAATGGAAGCCCGAGATGAATTACTCTTTGCAGAACCTGATGAGCCTGCCTGAGTTCGCGCCTAACGCTGATCTGAAGAAAGAAATTGCTGAGGTCGAAAATAACCCAGCCTTTCAAGATGAAATCAGGGCGATTCAGATGCGGGGCACAGGGGATGAGTTGGCGATCAGGAACATATGCCCAAGCTATGCACCGGTAGCCAAGTAGTTGACCAAGCCCGCTACTGGCGACGGCGAGGGTTTACAGTATCAAGTTGTCTTCGTTCGCGAGGGTGGCCTACCGGTTGCCCGGCCGATGCGCGATGACATCGACGACCTACTGTCCGCAGCCTGTATGGATGTTGGGCTCAGCCTTCAGGCTTGCTGCGCCACGCGGGAGAAGCGTTGGTCTACTTCATGGCGGTAGCTCCTATCGCACGCTCACTGGACAGGCAGTGGCCACCGTTCTCAAGGGGTGTTGCATGCAGGTGGGCGGTTATAGGCCGCAGTTTCGTCCGCATCCCAAAGCCCACTCTACGAATGGACAGAGGCGATGCTTTCCGCCGTGACCCGCTACTGGCGTCGGTCACCGGCTTGAATCTCGTTGTTCCTCCAGCCGCGGGCCTTTCGGCTTGTTCTCCCGCTGAATAACTGTTCTTGGCGTTTTACGCTGCACGCCCGGGTCAGTTGCCAACCCTCTGAACCGTTGAGGCCGGTTCATCGCTGCCTTTGAATCTGGGCCGGTGGTGATCCGGCAAGGTGACGCGGTGGATCTAAAGAGCGGTTCGCAGTGGCGGTGTGTCGCTGCGATGGATGTAAATTAGCAACTGCTAATTATTCATGCAATAGCATTTGCTAAATTATTTTTCTGGAGGCGAAAAAAAGCCCGCTCATTGGCGGGCTGCTTTCTATTGATTTTTTGCCTAAGCGGCTGATTTCTCTAGATTATCCAGTGACTTAGCACCCTCTGTAGGGCTTCGTACCTGTATAAGGCTGAAATTGAGATCTTCGACCATATCTTGGAGCAGCAAGATCTTTTCGTTGAAGGACTTGCGACTGGAGGCCTTCAGATTAGCGATCTGTAATTCCGAAGGCGTAACAAGGAGGAGGGAGGCCTTTTGATTGTGACCGATCAGAGAGTCATGTCTCTTCAACTGCTCAAGACGGGTGATGCGCGAACTCGCGATATCAAACAAATTACTTTGCCTGGCGCCCGGTAGCATCCCGCATATATTCACGGCCAACGCCGAGGAAAAGTAATCGCAAGGCAGGGAAATTTCAGAGCCTTTGATCGTGACTGGAACATGCTGTCCAAAATTCCTTGCCAAGCCGGGGTTGACCCTCGCCATTGCGACTCTCATGCGCTGCCAGTAGCTTGTCCGATCGTAACCATTTTCAACTACGCCGTCAGCATGGAGATCACACAAGCTCGACGTAAGGCTTACACCTTGCAGGATGATGTCGTCTAAATCCTCCCCAATGCCTTCTCGGCGCTTACTGATCGAGACACCATGGATGCCGCTTGAAAAGATTCCGCTAAATCCAGCCCCAGCAAACTCAAGTGCTCTCTGGAGTGCCATCTCCATCATTGCCTTCATGCCTGGAGCAGCATCTCCATAGAGACACTCCATAGCCTTGTCGGAAATTGCCAACTGGCCGGCTAGTTCGTTGCCGTCGGTGGCGACAACGCCGATAGTGAGCCGCTCCCCTGACTGAACAATAGGCTCCATATACACGGCAGCCCAGTCGGCGTGATATGAGGGCAGGTCAGGAAAACCGCTGAAATCTGTCTCATGCTCGATCATTGGGCTAGTCCAAGTGTGCCTTGCCTTAGGTGCATACCTCCACCGATCAGGTTGGGGATATGATGTACTCGGGCTTTCAAAAACGCTACCACCTCCCGGACATGCTCGACAGAAACCTGGCAGGGACCGGGTAGGGCTGTCTCTGCGTGAGCCGCGAAATCGCATTCATTTAAGGGTAGCGCGTCGTCGTTAATCATCTGCGCGCTTCGGCGCTTTTCAAATTCACTGACATCTTGGATTAGCAGATTCAGCAAATGGTTGCAGATAACGCGATGAGGCGCTGTCAGGGAGTCCCCTAAAGCTTCTTCATGATCAATAAGCCAAAGCTTTCCATCGGCGCCCAGCAGAACATTTCTAAGGTTACGATCAGCGTTTGCTATCAACTCATCAAAAACAACAGAAACCCGCTTGCTAGACCAAGTGTTCAGTACGTGACTGACTTCATCAGGCCTAACAATTCTCGCAATTGGCTTGGCGCCGGTGTCTACGCTGGCTAGGCATATGACTCTCGGCGTAGTCACTCCTACCTGTGAGCCGCGAGCTACCACTAAGGATGTGTAGGGAACTGGGAGGCCCAAGTACTGCCCGAGGAGAGCGCTTAGAACCTCGGAGTACATTTGCTTAGGCGGCAGCAACTTCACATAGGCATGGTACTGATGACCGCCTGGAAATCTAACGAGACCGTAAAAAAGCGGATGCTGCCCGCGAAGGTCTTTGTCTTCGATGGCGTCGCCATTTACATACACGCCGAGAGACGGCTCAGTTAGAGCGTTTCTTTTTGCTGACTTCATTTGGTTTTGAGCCGTCCTTAGGCTGTGACTTCTTCATGCCGTGCTCAATCATTTTGAGCATGTCGTCAACGTTCTCTCCTGACTCGGCACCTTCAATTGCAGCGTCTACCAAGCCATCGAACCGCGCAGGCACGATCGTGACCGATGCAGCAGATGCCTCATTTTTTTTGATCAGATGAATTGCCATCCGGCGAAGCTCTTCGACGTCGCTTGCGTTCAACTTCCCCTCCGAAAAAGCTTTGGCAATCATCGTTACCGCGGCCGGAACAACAAACGAATTACCGCCGGCTGCTGCCCCGGCAGTGGCGGCTTCTCTCGCCGCGGAAGATCCTTCGGGGGCTACTAATGAGCCAGCTGGCAGGCCTGCTTTGGCTTCAAGGGTTCTTGCCGCTTTCTCCCCGAGCTTTCGATGCCCGTTCAGCAACTGCGACAGATAGGACGCATCCAGCCCGTGCTGATTCGCAAAGTCTTTCTGGCTAAGTCCGCCCATCGCATGGCGCAGGGCGCGGATTCTGAGTTCGTAAATATCCATTTCCGAATAATCGCTTCCTGTTAGCAAACAGTAAATTACGGTTTGCTATTGCGTGACGCATTAGCAAACGCTAATCTGCGCTCAGTTATAGGAGGTGCGTATGAATCTGCACGACTACATCAAGTTATTCGACAAACACACGCTGGACTGCTTCGCAGCGAACTGCGGAACCACTGCTGGCCAGTTGAAGCAGGTCGCATATGGCTATCGCCGTCCTGGTGCAGCCCTCGCTATCAGCATCGAGCGCGAGTCTTCCCGCGTCATCAGCTGCGAGGACATGCGCCCTGACATTGACTGGGCATATTTACGCAGCACCGAGCCTGCGAAAAGCGCCGCCTAACCGCTCTTAGTGCTGAGCGAGATCAGGGCCTGTTGGCTCAACTGGTCACGCAATTGACTGGCCTTCTGCTCGAGCGCAGGTCAGAGCCTCATCTGAGATGACAGGATAAGGGTGGAAGTTCAGGTGACCACGAAGCAGCAAAGGGCGGAGATCTCGCCTTGCAATTCGGAATTAGAGGTCATGGAAACGTTCCTGATCAGTTGATGAACAGATGATCGCCTAGTTGGCGTAACGGCACCACGGAAACAGAAGCGAGGTTTTACGAATGGAAGATTTTCTGCGGGCCTGCCAGAGCGCTGTTCTGGATAACGAGGCAAAAGCATTGGCGGCAAAGATGGGCGTTCCGCATGTCGGTCTTCTTCAGCGCGCAAACCCGGACAACGATGCTCACCACCTGACCGTGGAGCACCTGTTTGGGATCTTGCTGCACACCGGCGACATGCGCCCTCTGGCAGCGCTCGCAAATGAATTTGGTTTCGACCTGGTCGCCAAGTCTGCTCCCCAGCCTCAAGCGTTGACCAAATCGCTGATCAATGTCAGCAAGGAAGTGGCCGATCTAACTATCGCTGTGCACGAAGCACTCGGCGACGACCACGTCAGCACCTTCGAAAAATCTTTGATTCGACAAGAAATCAACCATGTCCGGGAGAGCCTGGACGTGATGGATGCTTCGGTGAAAGCGGCCTAAAAAGTTTGTGCATGCACAAACATTTATTTCACGTGGCCGTGGAAAAAGACCGAAAAAAGGGGGGGCGTTAGGACTATTGAATAAATAGACCAAATCCCAGACACAAAAAAGCCGACGGAGAAGGTCGGCTGATTCGCAAAACTAGAGAGGGCCGATTATGCAGAGCCAACCCATTTCAAGCAATACCCCGAACAATGTCGCGACACGTTTTGTTAATTCTGAAAACGTGTCGTGGACCACGATGTCTTCCCGCGAGATCGCCAACGTCACAGGTAAGCGCCACGACAACGTGAAGCGCGACATCGTTGCAATGCTCAAAGACCTGAAAGTAGATGTACTCAGTTTTGAGGATATCTATCTGGATGGTCGCAACCGGGAACAAGTCCAGTACTTGCTCGACCGCGATCACACCGACTGCTTGTTGACTGGCTACAGCGCTGCAATGCGCCTCAAGGTGATTCGCCGCTGGCGCGAACTTGAGCAGCAGGGTGGTGCCCGCCAGGCAGTGATCGCGAACGGAACCAAGGTCGTCGGTGAGCTGGCGATCCTTGAGTGCTTCACACGTCTCCTGAAGCCGGCGCCGTCCAGCCAGGTGCTGATGCTGGCTAAGATCGCCGCAAACAACGGCCTGGAGTCGAGCTTCCTGCCCGGCTACGCCATCGACGCAGCACCAGATGCCACCGGCGGCAGTTCCATGCCGACCAAGTCCGTTACCGCGCTGATCAAAGATCACGGCATTGCCAGCACCGCAGCAGCCTTCAACCGTGCGCTGGCCACAAAAGGTTTCCTCAAGCAGCTCCAGCGCAAGAACTCCAAGCAGGTGATGGTCGACTTCTGGTGCGTGACCGACAAGGGCATGACTTACGGCAAGAACCTCACCAACCCCCAATCCCCCCGCGAGACGCAGCCTCACTGGTACGTTGACCGTTTTCTCGAACTTGCCGATTTGATCGGCAAAGGCGGCAAGTAATGGCCCGAGCACGCAATATCAAACCCGGGTTGTTCAGCAATGAGCTGATGGCCGAACTTCCAGCATTCGACCGCCTGTTATTCATCGGCTTGTGGTGCCTGGCTGATCGGGAAGGGCGCCTTGAAGATCGCCCGAAGCGAATCAAGATGGAATTGTTCCCGTGCGACACCTATGACGTGGAAGCTGGTCTTGCCAACCTTGCCAGCGCCAACTTCATCACGCGCTACAGCGTCGAGGGTTTCAGCGCCATCGAGATCGACAACTTCCAGAAGCATCAGCGCCCGCACGGAACGGAAAAAGACAGTTCGCTCCCTGACAAAGACGGTTATCTGACCGTTAACGAACGCAAAGCTAACGGGGTCATAACAGGTGTCTCACGCAAGGTTAACGTTAAAGAACTCCAAAATAACGTTAAGGAACAGTTAGAGCCTGTTAACCCTCCGTTGGATAACGCCCTGATTCACCGATTCTCTGATTCACCGATTCCTGAAGAAGATCAACACCACTCTCACAGCGCGGGTGAAGAACCTCAGCCTGAACTTGATCTCGAAGCCACCCCGGAACCTGTCGGCCCAAAAGCCCCAGTGGAAATGACCTTGGACTGGATGCCTGACGCCAATCTTCTGAAAACCTACTGCGTCCACTTCGGCGTATCCACGGATCTGTTCACCCGTGAAGCCGTTGCCCCGTTCACTGCTCACCACGAAACGACCGGCATTCTGCAAATCCAATCCAAATGGGTCTCCTTGCTGGTCAAGTGGGTGAAGGACGACAAGCACCGAGCGAGCAATGTCCGCCAGTTCCCGAAACGTGAAACTCAATCCCGTCACACCGGCTTCGCTGACCGCAATTACACCGCCGGCCTGACCATTCGGGAGGATGGCAGCTATGCGATCTGAAAAAGTCATCGCCATGCCGAGCGGCGTGCCAGCTCCGCAAACGACCACTGGAGTTTGCGAAGAGCACGGCCAGTTCCCGCAAACCGTGAACGTGATTTTCGGCAAGGTGTTCAAGACTGGGTGCCCCGAGTGCATGCGCATCGCCAAGGAAGAAGAGGCCGAACGGGCCAAGATTCACGAACGCTACGAGCTCTCCGTCAAACTCGGATCTGCGCTGATTCCGAAACGCTTCACGGGCAAGACGCTCAATGGCTATCGCGCCGAGTCTGCCGAGCAGAAAGAGGCGCTGCGGATTTGCCGCAAGTACGTGGACAAGTTTCCGGAAATCTCCGAAACCGGCCGCTGCCTGCTGATGCTGGGCAAGCCCGGAACCGGCAAGACCCACCTGGGCGTTGCAATCGCCAATGAGCTCATGCGCAAGACCGCGGCTACCGCCGTGTACCGCACAATCGGTTCAGTCCTGCATGACATCAGGTCCACGTACGGCGGCGGTACGGAACGCACCGAGGGGATGATCCTTGCCGGTTTGATCGCTCCGTCGCTGATCGTCTTGGATGAAATTGGCGTGAGCAAAGAGATCCCGAGCGACTTCGAGCTGACCACCCTGTTCACGATCATCAACGGCCGTTACGAGCAAATGCGACCCACGGTGATTATTTCAAACCTCGATGGCAAATCACTGTCTTCGGCCATGGGCGAGCGTTGCGTAGATCGTCTGCGGGAGGGCGGGGTGATCGTCATTCCGTTCGAGTGGGAGTCTCAGCGCGGAAAGGAGGGTTTTTAGATGATCCCTAAATCAGCAATGACATTGGCCTGCACCTTCGCCGGATTCGGCATTGGCGTGTTCTGCGTCTTAATCACAATGGCGCTGACGTCATGACGGACAAGATCAGTGTCAACAGCCAGGCCAAGCTCACCGAGGCCATCACCTGCCTCAGCACGATGTTCCGCGACAAGAAGTTCGTGGTGGTCTCCCTTCGCCCGGGTAAAGACCGCACGCTCGACCAGAACGCTCTGTGGTTCGCCATGTACAAGCGCATCGCTGAGATGACCCAGATCGGCGACGCGGCTGACGCTCGGCGCTACTGCAAGCTGCACTTCGGCGTGCAGATCCTGCTGAATGAGGACTCAGGGTTTCAGGCGGCCTGGTATCGGGTCATGCGTCATCTGCCCTACGAGGAGAAGCTGGCCCTTATGGGGGAGCACAAGTTGTTCGGCCCAGACGGCTTTCCGGTGACCAGTCTGTTCAATCGCGCTCAGGGCGTGGCCTACACCGATCGCATCGCCGCGTACTTCACCGGCCAGGGCGTGGTCTTCGCCGATCTACTGAGCGAGGTGGCCGCATGAGTCTTCCAGCAAAACAGCCCCGACCGAAAAAGTGCCGCGTCGCATCCTGCGGGGCCTCATTCGTCCCTTCGCGCCTGGGGCAGGCAGTTTGCAGTCCGACCTGCGCGATTCTGTATGCTCCGAACAACAGCGAGAAGGCTCGCAAGTCGTTGGCTGAGATCGGTCGCAAGGAATTGCGCGCTGCCAAGGAGAAGGTCAAATCACGCGCCAAGCATATGAGTGAGGCACAGACCGCCTTCAACACATGGATCCGTCACCGTGACGCCGGGCTGCCGTGCGTGAGTTGCGGCCGGCACCACAACGGGCAATGGCACGCGGGGCACTACCGCACCGTCGGCGGCAACCCAGAGCTTCGCTTCGAACCGCTGAATGTCTGGCGCCAATGCGCTCCGTGCAACAACCACCAGTCCGGTAACGTCGTGAATTACCGCATCGAGCTAGTGAAGCGCATCGGCGCCGACAAAGTGGAATGGCTTGAGGGGCCACACGACCCCAAGCGCTACACCATTGAAGAGATCAAGGCCATCAAGGCCGAGTACCGGGCAAAGACAAGAGAGCTGAAGGGGAGAGCAGCATGACCTATCGCAACGTGGTATCCGCAGTTGTTCGGGCGCTCGCCGCCGAAACCATCAACTCTGCCGGGGGCTGTGACTTTGAGCCAAAGGTGCAGTGTGCCAAACAGAAGGGGGAGATCGTCGGCAAGGAGGCAGCGTTCCTCACCGACTGCTGGGTCTTTGGCCGCCTGCACAAGTCGTTGTCTGCGGCGCACTGGCGGGCGCTGGTGGCGAAGTACTCCACCCACGACGAGCGCAAGCATGGGGCGATCCTTGAATTGATCAAGACGGCGCAGTCGCCAGCGCCGCAGCGCTTCCGGGAATGCGCGGTGCTGACCTGGGCAATACCGCAGGTTGCCGGCGCCGAGGGCAAGCGTTCCGCAACAGTCCTTCCTGCGGCGTGGTACGACATCACAAATTGGGACAATGACGGCAAGCCGGAATCGACCCGTTACCGGTGGCGCTCGAACATCCGTAAGGCACTGGATGACCAGGTGAATGAGGCGCTCACAGCGGCCCAGGAACTGCTCGATGTAGAGGGGCTGATCGAAAGTTGCGCGGCGTAGCAAATAGCCATTGCAATGAGTGAGAAAGTGAGAGAGGATTTGTCCACCATGTCGATCTTGCGCGTTAGGGATTGACACAAAAAGCCCGGCCAATGAGCCGGGTTTTTCATTTCCCTAGAAACTTTACATCGTTCGCTGATATCGTTCTGCCATTCACCAATTCAAGGAGACTGGTATGAGCATTTGGGACGCAGCGGGAATTGTTGCTAAGGACATAATTGAAGTCGGCTCCCTTAAAATCGACAACGACACTGTCGAGAAAATTGTTGGAATTGGAGCCGTGGCTGTGGGTGCGTATGCGGTTTACAAGGTTCTCAATGATAAGGGCGCCGCTGAAAACGTCTCTACTGTTGTTTCTTCTGTGCTGCCAAGCTACTCAAATCAATCTGACGATCCATTTGGGCTGAAGAATCGCCCTCAATCTCAGGTCAGCCAGTTGATTATGGATTCCCTGGAGAATCCACCGCCGAGCACACCCGAATCTGAACGGCTTCGAGATGAAGTTATCGCGAGTTGGGAGCAAGCAAAAAAAAGCGCTAGCTTAAACACCACAAATAGAGCCCCGCCATCGTGCGGGGCTTTTTAGTTTTCGGCTCCACCACGCCCATTGCCCCGAGCTGGGAGTGCTGCTGGAGCTGATTAAATCCGCAGGCGAAAGACCGGAAAGACCCTCCTGCTAAATCAACGCCAGAGGATCGACCGATGTCTCACATCACCCGCTGCAAAATGACTCTTCGCTCCAAAGGGCCCGTTCAAGGCTCGTCGGAATCACTGACCCGCCTGCACTTTGGTGCCGTGTGGTCGGCGAACCCCGCCGAAGAGGACGCGATCTACGGCAAGTACACCCCGCACGGCGAGTTCGTCGTAAACGTGGTTGCCGATCGCGCCGAACATTTCGAAGAAGGGAGCGACTACTACTTCGATATCTCCCCAGCATTCTGAGGTTGCAGGGAAATTTCTCGGCTCAGCTCTGCACGAATGTCCCGAACACGACTGTCGGAGAGCAAGGCTCCCCGGAGATGCAACACGTGGCCATTCACGTGCGATCTGTGCGTGCTGTACTCGGAGATCACTGAGTGCGGGATTGATACTGCTTCAACTACCTCGTACGACTCACTGAAAATTACTGCGATCAGTTCGTCGAAATCGCCTTTTTCCAAATTTCGTATAACGCCTAGCTGTCTGGATTTGTTGGCGGGGTTTACCCGGCGCGCCTTGATTTGGATTTTTTTGCCTGTTTCAGACTCCGCGTCATGACCTGCGGCTGAGTTTTTGGCGAGCTTCAAGCCTAGAGCCGAAGCAACCAACCACTCGGCGTAGTCGCCAACAGGATTGTTCATCGTTCTTAGGATCCCTCGGCTCCTAAGCTCCCTCATCACCTCAGACTGGAGCTTTAGCAGATCTTTGGTATGCAAGTTGATGAGATTCATTCTGTGAGAGTCCTTTAATTCAGGGCTTTTTCGCCAGGAAAGCCTGGACACTGATAAGCCGGCAAGTGCAGTGCTACGAGAAAACACCGGCCGCCCGCGCACCCTGACCGTACATGCTTCAGGGTGGCGCGAGGCTGGATCAGCGAGATCGATGCATGGGGTGTCGACGCAGTGAAGGTCTTTGGCGGACAGCGGGAAAGACCGCGCAAAAACTAGCTTTTATGTTCGGAAGGACCGAATTGAACGTTTATCACATGCACTCGTTCCTCGTTGGTGTTTGCCCCTAGACTTGCTGATGCTCCTCCGCCGACCTGTTTCGCCTTGATGGAAAGTTCGACGCTTCTGTCCTCGGAGAATGAAGTGTTTTCCTTGAGTTCTAGGGAGGCCTCGGTGCAACCACCATGCTCCCTCGCGAATAGAACTGCTTTCCACGAAGGCTCGAACGCAAGCCAGAAGAATCCGTGGCGATCAAGTTTTTCTGAAGCACTCCAGCTGCAACCATTTAGATTGAATACTCTGGTATCCGAAGTATCGCTTCTATGTTGTGAATTGCTTCCGTAGCCCGCATCTGCAGCGGCGATAGGACCAGCATCTATTGAGCCGCCAGCTTTGAGAAGGCTGCTCTTGCTGCTGGAGGTAATTTTGGTGATGCTGATTCGAGTCGCACCAAGGGATATCAAGAGCCTTATGAGCTCAGATTCTCTTTCCTCCAACACGTGAGCGTCGTAGCTCTCACTTGGTATGTAAAGATGCTCGGTTTCTGACCCAGAGAAGTCTGCAAGAGGATGTCTTCTGTATGACTTTCCACTCATGGGATGTCCGGGCTGAAAGCGATATCCGAAGCTCTTCGCCTGCGTTTGAGAAAAGGTAGCGCGCTCAACAAAAGCAGCGAGCAGGCGTTCCTTCTCCATGCGAGCAGCTTTGTCCTCATCCTTGTCACCATACACAAGGCTAACCAGAGAAGGTATGGCGGTGACTGAAGCTAAAACAAGTGAAGCAGGAAGCAGAGAGAGCGCTACCGGCGTGATCAAGTTAGCGGACAACCCTGGTGGAGCATTTAAGTTATCCCGACCAGGCATGGTGAAGTTCTGGGTCGATGATTCAATGCTGACCGGTTTAGGTTTGGCAAGGTACTCATCAATGATGTGTATGGTGTCAAGCAAGTTACTCTCCATGTCAATGCTCGCCGATCGCGGTCAGATGGCGTGGTCGTGTAAATGTTGAAGGCTCAATGTTATCGGCAACAGAACTGCAGCCTTTATACGAGTCTCGATTAATAGCGTTCTATTCGTTGACCCTCGCACATTGCGGGGCTTTTTTCATGCCCAGTATGGAGTCGAGCACATGGAGCTTTTCTACCGCCTGCTCGACAGGTTGGATACATGGTTTACAGCTGGACTGCTCGGGGCAATCGCCGCGAGCTGGTGGCACCGGGACGACCTAGTAGACCGAAAGGCCTGGGTGATCTTCATTTTCTCCGGTGCCGCGTGCGCCCACTACCTAACGGGATTGGTCAGCACCTATCTCGGCGTTGTCGAGCCCCGGAGTGTCGCCGGTATCGGCTTCCTGCTTGGAACGTTCGGCGGGTCGCTGATCGCTGCAATCACCCGAGCCATCAAAGCCGCTGACCTCTGGGCGTTCATTCGCCAAAGGTTCGGGGGAGGCAACCCACCATGAATTACGAATTGATCAACTCCATCGCAGTCGGCCTGATTTCATTGTGGGCGACATGGTGCGTACTTAGTGGCAAGGTCAAGGACGGCATTCTTGGGAAGCTGATCTACTCGACGATCGCCATCAGCGGTTTTGTGGTGATGGTTCGGAGCCAAAACATCCTCTTCGGCCCGACCACTGCTGGGTTGACGCTGCATGTTTCTCTGGCGCTGGCCGGTGTCCGCCACATCTTCATGGTCACGTACTGGCAGCCGGTGAAAGCCTGGCTCTGTCGGACGCTGAACTGCGAGCACTGCCTGCACTGTGATAAGGCTCCAGGTGGTGTCGAGCGCCGGGGCAAGTAGGTCCCCGCTGAGCAAGACATCGAACACATCAGCATTGAAATCCACGATTGCTGCCCCTATTAATGGCAGGAGGCCAGCTATCGCAAGGATTTGCCACATGTCAGGATATTTTCGCAGCGCTACTATCTGGGGTGGAGGCGATGTGCTCAGCACTATCGCAAAAGTTCCAGGCTACACATTGCAGCAAGCCAAACCGTTCCAGCCTCCGGAGCGAACACACATGATCATCACTCCGAGTGGTGATCAGATCCACCTCGTGAAAAATCCTGCTGATAATGAGAATGCCAGGACCAGTAACGTAATCAATCAAGATGCGCGTAATGAGCCTGTTCCATTCCAGCATGATGAGCTCGTCCGGTTCGCCAATGCCGCTCACTCCCTAAACCTCATACCGGACGAGCCGATTATCCGTGTAACAGTTCATGCATCAGAGCATGACCTGCAAACGCTGTAGTCGACCTTCTTAGGGCCAGTTCAAAACGGGCCTGAATTCATAATTTAATCAACCCGCTGGTCTCAACATGACAACAAAGCAACCCGACTGGGAGGCGATCGAACGCGCCTACCGGGCCGGGTTATTTTAGTCAGGTTTTAAAGATACGCGCTTAGGCATCAGGCGGAACATCCTCCACGGAGATTGGGTCGCCCTGGTGAAGGGAGCGACATAATTTTGAGTTGTAGACTCCAACCAATAGCTGGTCTTGGTCATGCCGCGACAATGATTTGAGGTTCCACTTTGCCTTTATCTCATCATGCATCTGCTTACCTTCAGCTAGCGTTGGCTCGTAACCGCTTTTGGCTGCCACCAAATTTGCATGATTAGAAATTATGTCGATTTTCGCCGTCTGCCCGACTAGCTTGGCAGCCATAGAACACTCAAGAATTTGTTTTAGTTCGTTCTTGGCGGAGTCATCTGAACAGCCAGTGAGGACGCAGGCAGATGCAAGTAGGGCTATGAGTCTTTTCATTTCGGGTCTTCCTTGGAAAAAAAGCTCGTAATTGAAGCAGGATGTGAGCCTACGCATCAACTTATTGTGAGCCAGTTGCCATCATTGGCTCGTAAATCACGTCGTCACACTTTTAAATTTCGCTCGAAACGAGGCAGCAAAGTCTCAAGGAATCCCTATGGCGCTGACAGCAAAACAGCAGCGCTTCGTCGATGAGTACCTGAAAGATCTGAATGCCACGCAAGCGGCTGTCCGTGCGGGTTACAGCAAGAAGACGGCAGACCAACAAGCGAGTCGCCTGTTAACAAATGTCAAGGTTCGTGAATTCCTCTCTGGACGAATGAAGGAGAGAGAAGAGCGCACGCTGATTAGCCAAGACTATGTGATCAAGGGCATCGTCGAAGTCATTGAGCGCTGCCGTCAGGTTGCCCCGGTGCTGGATCGATCTGGCGACCAGGTGTTCGTCGATACGCCAGAAGGTGACATGGCTCCGGCCTTTGAGTTTGACGCCAAGAACGTCCTCAAGGGTTTCGAGCTGCTCGGCAAGCACCTCAAGTTGTTCAGCGATAGAGAACACGTTGATCTTGAGGGTGAGCTGAAACGCATTGAGATCGAGAACAAGCGGCTCACCAACGAGAAGCTCCGCCGCGAACTGGAAGACCCGAACAAAGGTCTGCCCGAGCCGAAGCAAGTAATCATCGGGGTTGAAGATGCAAGCGATCCTGATGCTGAACAAGCCACAGTTTGAGTTCATCAAAAGCCACAAGAAGTTCATGGCGTTTGTTGGTGGCTATCGCAGCGGCAAGACATTCGTGGGTTGCGTGCGGATGTGCGTCAACGCGCTTGAGTTCCCAGGCATACCGCAGGGTTACTTCGCGCCGACCTATCCACAGATCGCTGACATCTTCTACGAGACGATGCCAGAGGTAGCCGCGGCATTCGGCTTATTCGCCGACATCTTGCCGAGCAAGAAACGCGTATATCTGCGTGACAACCTTGGCCGCTGCTTGAGCACCATCGTGTGCAAGAGCATGGAGCACCCGCACCGCATCGTCGGCTTCAACATTGCGCACGCCTTGGTCGATGAGATCGACTGCATGCCGATCAAGAAGGCTGACAGCGCGTGGAAGAAGATCATTGCGCGGATGTCGACCGTATGGCCTGGCCGCGACCAGAACACGATTGACGTCACGACGACGCCTGAGGGCTTCAACTGGGTCTATCGCAAGTTCGTGCGTGAGTTGGCCGCTAATCCAAGCCAGCGCCCGCTGTACGGCATCGTGCACGCCTCGACGCGGGAGAACGCCAAGAACTTGCCGAAGGACTACATCGGTTCGCTCCGGGAGTCGTATCCGGCGAATCTGGTTGATGCGTACATCGACGGCAAGTTCGTCAACCTGGTGTCAGGCAGTGTGTACCCGAGCTTCGACAGGGTGCTCAACCACACCAGCGAGACCATCAAGCCCGGCGAAGCACTCCATGTCGGTATGGACTTCAACATCAGTCGTATGGCGGCGATGGTTCACGTCATCCGTGACGGGTTTCCGTTACTCCTTGGCGAGATCACCCATGTGTTCGACACGCCCGCGATGATCATGGCCCTGAAAGAGAAGTACCCAGACCATCACATCTCGATCTACCCGGACGCCAGTGGCAAGAATCGCAAGAGCGTCAACGGTAGCGAGACAGACCACAGTCTGCTCCGGACTGCCGGCTTCGCCTTGGTCGTCAACCCAGCCAACCCGGCCGTGCGTGACCGAGTGCTGTCCGTCAACGCCATGTTCCTGAATGGCGACGGTGAGCGCCGATACAAGATCAACACTGAACTCTGCCCGGTCGCTACTAGCGTTCTTGAGCAGCAGACGTACGCCGAAGTCGGCGAACCTAATGCAGGCGAACCGAAAAAAGACGGCACGGAAGACCCGAACGACGCCCTGGGCTACTTCATCATCAAGCGATTCCCGATCGTCAAACGCACCGCATCCACCGCACCTCTGAGAATCTAACCATGGTCGACGATCCAAGCAAACCGCTGCCGGCAGTCAACGCCATGCGCGAGGACTGGGCCGTCGTTGATCCGTTGATGGGCGGCACCAAGGCGATGCGAGCGGCAGGCACACAAAAGCTGCCGAAGTGGCCGAAGGAAGAACAGGAGGATTACGATAACCGCCTGAAGCTCTCCACGTTGCTGCCTGTCTACAGCGAGACAGTCAAGAACATGACTGGTCGCGTGTTCGCCGAGCCAATCGTGCTGGGCGAGGACATCCCGAAACCGATCGAGGCGTACACGGAGAACTTCGACCGCCAGGGCAACAACCTGCAGATCTGGTCGCAGACATTCTTCACTGTGGCGCTGTCGCACGGTCTGTGCCATGTGCTGGTTGAATACCCGAAGACGACGGATGCCGAGGGGAATCAGACCATCGTTACCAAGGCTGACGAGCAGGCTGCCGGGGTTCGCCCTTACGTGGTCATGATCCGCCCTCAGCAGGTCCTTGGTTGGCGGTCCAGTTCCACCGACGGCAAGCACACCCTGACCCAGTTCCGCTACATGGAATCGGTCGAAGAGGATGAAGGCGCATTCGATACCAAGTCGATCGATCAGATCCGCGTGCTCGAGCCGGGCAAATGGTCGGTCTACCGGAAGAAGGAAACGACAGATAAGAAGTTGGAGTGGGCGCTACACGATAAGGGTGTGAACTCCCTCAAGCACATTCCGTTGTCGACCCTTTACACAGGCCGCACCGGTTACATGACGGCCAAGCCGCCACTGCTTGAACTGGCCCACCTCAACGTGAAGCACTGGCAGTCACAGAGTGATCAGGACAACATCCTGCACGTCGCTCGGGTGCCGATGCTGGCGATCATTGGCGTCGAAGACATCACATGGGAGCTTAAGGTCGGCACGGCTTCGGCCACCAAGCTACCGAAAGACGGCGACATGAAATGGGTGGAGCACACTGGAAAGTCCATCGAGGCGGGCCAGTCTTCACTGACCGACCTTGAAGACCAGATGCGGATCGCCGGCGCCAAGCTGCTTCAGAAAGAGAAGCAGGCGGTGAAGACTGCGACTCAGGCCGAGGACGAAGCCGCGCAGGAACTGAGTCCACTGGAAACCATGGCCGGTCAGCTCGAAGATGTACTTGATCAGGTGCTTCAGGATTACGCCGAATTCACCGCTGAAGGTGAAGGCGGACACGTCCAGGTCAATGGCAACTTCGATTCGGACTTCATCCCTGAAACGACTCTGCCGCTGCTGCTGAACCTCGCCACTCAAGGCAAGATCTCGGACGAGACGCTGTTCTCAGAGCTCCAGCGCCGTAACGTGGTATCCCAGGATATCGACTGGACGGAAGAGCAGGCGCGAATCGCCACACAGGGGCCAGCAGAAGGTCCCGCACTCGGAACTCTCTAAATGCCTACCGTCAACCAGGTCCTCGAGGACGAGCAGATCGCGCACGCGGTCGACCTCGAAAAGTACAAGGTTGGCGTGGTCAGACGGATCATCGCGCTGCTGAACCGGTCGGATGCCGATCTTTCGGCGGCACTGTCCGCTGCATTGGATCGGCTTCCGGCTGAATCATTCACGGTTGAACGCCTGGAGGCACTGCTTGCCGAGGTGAGGCTGATCAACATGCAGGCCTATGCCTCTGTCGCCAAAGAGCTACAGGACGACCTGAAGGAATTGGCAGGGTACGAGACCAGCTGGCAGCAGGAGCTGTTCAAGAGGGCGCTCCCCGAGCCTGTGCAGGTCCATTTCCCGATTGCCGGTGTCAGCGCCGAACAGGCATACGCTGCCGCGCTCTCTCGCCCGTTCCAGGGTCGCCTGTTGCGCGACTGGGGCACGGAGATTGCCGCCGACCGCATGGTGAAGGTCCGCAACGCCATCCGCACCGGTTACCTCGAGGGCAAGACGACTGATCAGATCATTCGCAGCATTCGTGGGACCAGGGCTGCTGGATATGCGGACGGCTTCCTTGAGCGACCTCGCAAAGACCTGGCTGCGGTTGTCAGGACGGCGGTGAGCCATACCGCAGCGACTGCCCGGGACGAATTCAACAAGGCCAACGAGGACGTCATCAAGGCCGAGCGCTGGGTGTCCACTTTGGATAACAAGACCTCGCCAATGTGCCGTATCCGTGACCAGCTCAAGTACACCGTCAACACGCACAAGCCCATCGGCCACAAGGTGCCTTGGCTGCAAGGCCCGGGCAAGATCCACTGGTGCTGCCGGTCGACGTCGGCACCGGTGACCAAGAGCTGGAAAGAGTTGGGCATGAACATCGATGAGATGACCCCATCCCAGCGCGCCAGCATGGACGGCCAGGTCCCGGCGAACACCACCTACAGCGAATGGCTCAACCGCCAGTCGGACGCCCGCAAGAATGAGGTGCTCGGCCCTGCGCGTGCTCAGTTGCTGAAGGATGGCAAGCTCGACCTCAAGGACTTCTACACGCCGACAGGTGAGTGGATGACGTTGGAGCAGATGCGTGCGCGTGATGCGGCTGCATTTGCTAAGATGGCGGCATAGCTGATAGGGAGCAAACTATGCCGAATGCGTTGTTTTTAGATGGACCTGCTCATGGCCGACATGCTGAGGTCGAAGAGTCGCAGCAAGTGGTGTATTGGCCGAACACCGATGGAACGTATTCGCTTTATCCTCGGGCCAGCTTGACCCACCCCGACTACCCTGGTCATGTTGTGTTTGTCCTCGCCAAGACTGATCCCGAAGCGGCGATCAAGAGTTTCGCCAAAGAATGACCGACAAACCCCGCTTCCACGTAATCGACGGCACCGGCCCACCGGACACCCCGGCCGAGCAGGTGCGCAAGCGTGTGCGTGCAACGCCGAAGCCCGCGACGATGGTTCAGTGCCATCGCTGCGGCGGAAGGGAAGTGATCGAGACCAAGATCGGCGTCCTGATGAAGAACGGCAAGCCAACTGGCGGAACGAAGGCGCTGCTTTGCGTCGGGTGCCTGCTCAAGGGTGAGCGCGTTGTGCTGCTGTAAGAATATCAATGGAGAGTAGTAATGCCGCTTTTGGAAGACGACGTGAAGACCGCTATCCATCAGCATCTTCTCGGCAAGGGATATTCAGACGTGGTGTCCAGGCTCGGGACCCGTACGGGGCACGATGTTGAAGGGTTGGACCCATCCACTAGGCAGCGGTTGGTAGTTGAGTGCAAAGGGGAGGCAGCTACTGGCAGTCAGCATGCTCGTTCGTGGGGAAATGTTGCATCAGCGCTTCTGACCGCGACAACGGAAGCGGGATCCGCGAGCGGAAACCGCGTCGGCATTGCGTTGCCCGACACTCCGACCTATCGCGAGCGCTGTCGCTTCTTGAAGCCACTGCTTGATCGTGAAGGCATCACAATGTTCTGGGTCGGTTTGGACAAAACCGTTGCAGAGTGGTGAAGCCACACATTGCCTAAGCGGCATTAACTGAGATACCGATATACACATAGCCCTGGCATCCGTCGGGGCTTTTTATTGGGCGCAATTCCGGATGGATAGCGCCGCACCGGGCCGGATGGCTCAACAACGGGCGGATGCCTGGAGACGTGCATGAAACTGAAACTCGACGAGCAAGGCCACGCTGTATTGCAGGACGGCAAGCCGGTGTATGTGCATGACGACGGAAAAGAGGTGGCATTTGATGCTCCAGGCACTGTCGCCACGATCACCCGACTGAACACCGAAGCCAAGAACCATCGCGAAGGCAAAGAGGCGGCCGAGAAGCTGCTGAAGGCATTCGACGGGATCGAGGACGGTGCTGCCGCCAAGAAGGCCCTCGAAATTGTTGCAAACCTCGATCAGAAAAAACTGGTGGATGCCGGCGAGATCGAGAAGGTCAAGTCTGAAATTGGCAAGGCTTGGGAAACCAAGTTCGCCGAACAAGAAGGCCGCGCAAATACGTTCGAGAAACAGCTCTACGACGAAAAGATCGGTGGCGCATTCAGCCGCTCGAAGCTGATCGCTGAAAAGCTGGCAATCCCAGCAGACCTTGTGCAAGCGCGCTTCGGTCAGGCGTTCAAGATCGAGGATGGCAAAACCGTCGCCTATGACGCCCACGGCAACAAGATTTACAGCCGTGTCCGTCCAGGTGAAGTGGCTGACTTCGATGAAGCAATGGAAGCCCTTGTTGAGCAGTACCCGTATCGCGACCAAATCCTGAAGAGCTCCGGCGGTAACGGCGGTGGCGCTCCAAACGGCGGTGGCGGTGGCGGCGGCAAGAAAACTCTTACCCGTGCGCAGTTCACTGCCCTCGCTCCTGCCGAACAAGCTACGGCAGCCAGGGAAGCCACTATCACGGACTAAACCCCCACACCAAGTGATCTCTGGCCCGCATTTGCGGGTTTTTTCATTTCAAGGAGCCCGCAATGGCCAACACTCTTACTAACCTCATCCCGGACCTGTACGAGGCTCTGGATGTCGTGTCCCGCGAGCTGACCGGTTTCATTCCGGCTGTGTCTCGCAGTTCCAAGGTCGAACGTGCCGCACTGAACGAGCAGGTCATTGTACCTGTCACCGGCGCCACTGCGTCCGCCAACAACACCCCGGGCGTCAATGCCCCGGATAGTGGCGACACCACCGTCGACAACGTCGCGGTATCGATCACCAAGAGCAAGCACGTCCCTGTGCGCTGGAACGGCGAAGAAACCAAAGGTCTGGACAACGCAGGCACCTTCTCCACCATCCAAGCCGATCGCTTCTACCAGGCGATGCGTACTCTGGTGAACGAGATCGAGCAGGACCTGTGGCTGGAAGCCTACAAGAACGCCAGCCGTGCCTACGGTACTGCCGGCGCCACTCCGTTCGGCACCGCTGCCGACATGACCGACTTCGCCAGTACGCTGCGCATCCTCGAAGAAAACGGCGCGCCAACCAACGACCTGCAAATGGTTCTGGGCCACGCTGCCGTCGGTAACCTGCGCGGCAAGCAGTCCGGTCTGTTCAAGGTCAACGAAGCTGGCTCCGCCGACATGCTGCGCAACGGCATGACCGATCGCCTCATGGGCATGGCGATCCGTCACTCCCACGCGATCGGCGTGCACACCAAGGGCGCCGGCGCTTCCTATGTCACCAGCGGCTCGACTGCTGTCGGCGTGAGCGACATCGCGCTGGTTACCGGCACCGGCACCGTACTCGCTGGTGATGTGGCGACCTTCGCGGCCGATTCGGCCAACAAGTACATCGTCAACACCGGCGTGGCAGCCCCGGGCACCATCAGCCTTGGCAAGCCTGGTGCTCGTATTGTCATCCCGACTGCCAATGCCTTGACCGTCGGCAACAGCTACACCCCGAACGTGGCATTCGCCCGCTCGGCTATCGTTCTGGCGACCCGTGCCCCAGCCATGCCGAAAGGCGGTGACTCGGCCGACGACATGATGACGATCACCGATCCTCGCACCGGCCTGTCGTTCGAGATTGCTGTTTACCGTCAGTTCCTCCAAACCGTGTACCACGTCCGTCTGGCATGGGGCTTCCGGGCCATCAAGTCGGAACACATCAGCGTGCTCATCGGCTAATCAACCAACAACCACAACCAGGGGCTTCGGCCCCTGCGTTGTTTGTGGAGAACAGATATGGCTGGACTGACCAAAGAGCAAAAAGCCGCAAAGGCCATGCTGGAAAAAGCTGTTGAGCTGAGCGGGCTGAAGGCAGAAGAATTCGCGCTGCTGTCTGCTGAAGAGCAGGCAGCACACATGGCAAAGGCACAAGAAGCGATCGATGCTGAGGCGCTTGCCAAGGCTGAGACCGCCAAGAAGCCGCCCGAAGAAGAGGTGGACAACTCCCACCTGATTGAAGTGGCAAAGGACGGCGAAACCCTCAAGGTGCACCCGACCTGCCTGGCCGCGCACCGCTTGCTCGGCTGGAAAGAGGCGTAAGTCATGGCTCTCGTCATCGAAACAGGCTCGATCGTTACAGGTGCCGAGAGTTTTGCTACGGCTGCCGAACTGGTCACCTACGCCGCAAACTTCGGCCGGGTGATCCCGGCTGATACTCCGTCTCAGGAAGCACTGTTGCGCCGGGCCGTACTTGAGATGAACGCGAAGCCATGGAAAGGACGCACGGTGAGTCCGGCCCAGACGCTGGCATGGCCTCGTTTCGAGGTCTGCCTGAACAAGTGGCTGCTGCCTTCCAATGCGATCCCCGCGCAGATCAAGGCCGGCCAGATGGCGCTGGCCACCGAGATTCACGCCGACGACCTATCTCCGCCTGAACAACGCCTTGGCTCAATCAGCCGGGAGAAGGTCGGGCCGCTCGAAACCGAGTACTCGACTGCAAGCCCCATCATCAGCAAGGCTGCCGCTGTTCGGCAGTCCTTTGCGCAGTTCTCTGGGCTTTTGCAGTCGTCCAGCCAGGTCAGTTTGGTGAGGGGTTAAAGGCCCAATTCATCTTCTAGGCATGATGCCGCAGGGTCATTATGGTTGATCAGCGCGTCCTCTAAGCTCTCGACCGCATCAAACCCGTCTTTACCAACTTTTTTGCCGTCAGGTAGATACGTATCATTGAAGTGATCGACAAATGATGGAGATCTTATGCCTTCACATGCGCAAGCAACGGCATTTTGCAGGGCGGTGATTTCGTTATACGGGATGGTCGATGTCAAGTATTGAATCATTTGAAGTTGTATTCGCTTGGTGATTATTTCCTTCACCTTCGCTGCGCGCTTATCCACGTTCCATACCTCGAATTAGTTATTAATGGGTAGGCCTTATGCCAGATATTTATGATCGCGCCAAGGCGAGCGCCGCCCGGATGTTGGCGCCGCGCTCCCGTGGTGGCAAAGGCCTTGAGTTGTCACTGGTCCGCATCACGACCGGTGAATATGACCCGGAAACGGGTACAACGCCGGTTACGACCACTCAGTACGACGGCTCAGGCTTTCGCGAGAACTACCGGCAGCAGGATATCGACGGATCACGCATCAAACAGGGCGACGTGAAGATCCTGATTTCCCCACTGTTGCTGGATGGTACGGACACGCCGCAGCCAATCAGCCAGGACAAGATCCTGTTCGACGGCGACACCTATACCGTCCAGAACGTCGAGCCTTGGGATTACGCCGGCCTCGCCGTCGGCTTCAGTGTGCAGGCGCGCAAATGAGCTTCTCCCTGGACCTAAAGGCGTTCGTCGAGAAGGCTGAAGCCAATGCCGAGACGGTGATCAAGAAGGTTGCCATCGATCTGCTGGCTGCCGTCGTTGATCGATCCCCGGTCGGCAACCCTGAGTTGTGGGCGGCCAACGCTACCGCCACTCAGTACAACAACGAGGTGGCCCGGCTCAATGCCGAACTGCGCAACGATCCGGCCAACCTCAGCAAGAACGGGCGCATGAAGCCCGGTCGATTGATCAAGGATGGTATGGACTTGGTCGCCGGCGGCGATTATGTCGGCGGGCGCTTTCGCGGCAACTGGCAGGTGTCTTTCGATACTGCGCTCACCGGCAAGCTGGAGCGCATCGACCCATCTGGCAGGGAATCCAAGGGTGAAGGCGCAGCGATCATCCAAGGCTTCACCAGTGAAATCGGTTCGATCTGGATGATGAATAATCTCCCATATGGCCACCGGTTGGAATACGAAAGCTGGTCAAGCCAAGCGCCGGCGGGAATGGTCCGGGTATCCGTGGTCGAGTTCCAGACCTTCGTCGATAAAGCCGTCTCGGAGCTTCCATCATGAGTGAGCGAATCATTCGCAGCCTCTTTGAAGGCCGCCTGAAGACGTGGGCCACGGCCAGGGCCCTCCCATTGCAGATTGCCTACGAAGACGTCGCCTTCACGCCGCCAGCGGACGGGGCGACGTATCTGCGCGCCTTCCTGTTGCCAGCCAACACGACCAGTGAAGACCTTGAAGGCAAACACACGGCCTACCGCGGAGTGTTCCAAGTCAGTGTCGTGACGAAGGCAGGGATTGGCCGGGGCGCCGCTGAGTCAGTCGCCGACGAGATCGCCGCGCTGTTCCCGAACAACCAGGGCCTGACCAAAACGACCTTCACCGTCTACGTCCGCTCGCCGATGGCAACTGCCTCGCCACAGCAGGGCGACACGACCACCACGCTGCCGCTGTCCTTCACGTACAGAGCAGATACCAACTGAGAAAAACTACACCTTCGCGCGTCGACTCCTGAAAAACTTCACTAAATACCATGGAGTGGCGAGAAGCAGCACAAGGACTGCTGCTGCAGGCAAAGCGTCAAACCAAAGTAATGCCAAAAGCTTGGACTTAAACAGCCAATTTTCTGCGCTATTTGGGTCGGTTTGTCCGTAGGCCGCAAGCAGTGAAATCACGGATGAAATAATTGCCAACTTGATGGCGACACGAACTAAGTCTCGCTTCATTTTTCGATTCCCTTCATGGATTTGAGTAAAGCGATCGATGCTATCAACTAGCCATGCAGCGGTCTACGCGACCCGAAACAACGCCGCGTTAGAAGTCAAACTCACCACCAACTAATCCGCCCATTGGGCAAACCCAAAACCCGCCATTGAGCGGGTTTTGTCATTTCTGCATAGAGGAATACCCATGGCCGTAAAATTGCCTAACGGTGCGACGTTCGAACACGCCGCCACCTACGCTGCCCCGCTTGCCGTAACTGCTACCTCCAATGCATCCGAGGCCATCTGCACTGTGTCCGGCGCCACACTTGTGGCTGGCGATATCGTGCTCGCTGCTTCTGCCTGGACCGCGCTGAACAACAAGGTTGTGCGCGTGAAGGCCGCCACTGCGACCGCGATCACCCTGGAGTCGATTGACACAACTGACACCACGGTCTATCCGGCCGGCTCAGGCGTGGGCAGCTTGAAAAAAGTTCTGACTTGGGTGCAGATCCCGCAAATCACCGATTTCGCTTCGTCCGGTGGCGAGCAGAACTACACCGATGTCGCCTTTCTTGAGGCGCAGCAAGGCTTCCAGATTCCGACCGACAAGTCGGCTGCCAGCATGAACATCACCGTCGCGGATGACCCGGCCCTGCCATATGTGCCAGTCGTCACTGCTGCCGATACTGCCAGGACTATTCAGGCCGCGCGCATGAACCTGCCCGGCATCGACAAGATTTACTACGGCGTCTACACCTCGTTCTCAAAGCAGCCGACCATCGCGCGCAATAACGTGATGACCAAGACGGTTTCTTTGGCCCAGCAAGCCGAACCAACCCGTTATACGTCGTAAGGGGAAATAAATGGCTAGCTTCAAGATCGCTCAGAGCGCCACGTTCAAGGCCGAAGTCGAGATACCTCGCGTCGGCCTCGATCCGATTAAAGTCGAGTTCGAGTTCAAATACCGCGACCGCAACGACCTATCCGAGATGTTCGACAAGTGGAACGAGGCGCGGGAAGCCGCTGTTTGCGACGCTGCGAAGGAAGGATCGACATGGAAGGATGCCACTGCTGCCGAGATCCAACTCCAAGCCAACCAGATGAAAGACATCGTAGTCGGCTGGGCGTTTGATGATGCGTTCTCGGATGAGGCAATCGTAGAACTCGTCACTACCTGCGTCGGCGCTCCAGCGGCTGTTATCGACGCCTATCAGTCTGCTTACGCGGTAGCTCGTCGGGGAAACTGATAGCCGCGGCGCGTGCCATGTACGAGCGGCGCGCGTCGGCCGAAGACCTGGCGAAATTAGGGCTGACACTGGCTGACCTTGATGAGGGCGATACGGAAATCTGGCCAGATAATTGGACAGCCTTCCGCCTATTCAATGCGCTAGGCACGCAGTGGCGCACCGGCCCCAGCGGCGCAACTGGGCTCGACTACACGTCCATCCGCGACGTGGCCAGCTACATCGGCATCAAGAAGCGGCAAATCCCCGAACTCTTTTCTGACCTTCAAGTAATGGAGGCCGAAGCGCTCGCTGTCATGGCTGAGGCGTAGTGATTTTTATTGCCAGGAGAATGGCATGACTGATATTGCCAGCCTTGGGATCAAGATTGAAACCGGCGAAGTCGCGAAAGCCTCAACGGAGCTTGATGGACTGGCGCAGGCCGGAGCTCGAGCAGAAAAGGCAACGAACTCTGTCTCCACAGGCTCTGCTGATCTCGAGAAGTCGGCCAAAAAGTCTGCTGTTGCTATCAAGGAACAAGCAAGTACCGCTGATGATGCAACGAGAGCTTTCCGCGCACTGTACGGCGGCACAACTGCACTTGAAGCCGGCATGTTCTCGCTTGGCAACTCCATCAAGAATGGCACCTTTGTCGACTCGCTGAAGTCGACACAAGATGCAAAAGCGTGGCTTGCATCGCTGAATGCCACCACGAAAGAATCTAGTACCGCGTTCTTGGACGCTGGGCAAAAGCTGACCTATCTGTCGAACGGCATGAAGGGTCTTGGTGCGTGGTCTGGTTCTGGCTCGCCTGTTTTTGGGCTGATCAGCAAGCAGGGTGCTGATGCAGCAGCTGGTCTGACAGCCTTCAACAAAGTGTCGGGCCAAACTGAGCTCTCCGCAAAGCAGCTGCAGTATGCATTGCGCGGTGTGCCTGCGCAGTTCACCGATATCGTCACCAGCCTTCAGGGCGGACAATCGCCGCTTACCGTGCTCTTGCAGCAGGGTGGCCAGCTGAAGGATATGTTCGGTGGCGTTGGACCAGCAGCCAAGGCTCTTGGTGGTTATTTACTTGGCCTCGTCAATCCATACACGCTGGCAGCAGCGGCAGCAACTGGTCTAGGCATTGCGTATTACAAAGGCTCCCAAGAGGCTACTGCCTACAGCACAGAACTGATTCTCACTGGCAATGCAGCTGGCACCAGCGCTGACCAGCTGGCAGGCTTGGCAGCTCAGGTCAGTTCGACCATCGGCACCACCGGCGCAGCGGCTGAAGTCTTGGCCAAGCTGGCCGGTAACAGCAAAATCGCTGGCGACAGTTTCGACGAGATCGCCGTCGCTGCGCTGCAGATGGAGAAAACCACCGGAAAAGCAATTGACGAAACGATTGCTGAGTTCGCGAAGATCGCCAAGGACCCGGTCGCGGCGGCGAAGGAGCTCAATGATCAGTACGGCTTCCTGACTGCATCGGTCTATTCGCAGATCGTCGCACTGAAAGAGCAGGGCGACACTATCGGTGCCGCCAAACTTCTTACCGATTCCTACGCCTCAACCATCAACTCGCGCACTGGCGAAATCACTGCCAACCTCGGATTGATCGAAAGCGCATGGAAAGGAATCAAGTCGGCCGCCGCCGGCGCGCTGGATGCGACGCTCAGCGTTGGTCGCACGCAGTCGCTGGAAAAGCAGGCCGCGGAGATCCGTCAGCGCCTGCAATCGAATCAGGGGCGCGGCGGTCGTGCTGCTGCGCTTGGCCTGGATACCCGCAGCACTGAACAGGATAAAAAGGACCTCGATTATCTTGAGCTTCAGATCGAGGCTGAAAAGTCGCGCACTAAGTTCATTGGTGAACGGGTTCAGATCCAGAAGGAAGGGATCGAAGCCGCAGGAAAACTGAAAGCCATCAACGACGCCAACCTCACCAACGAGGAAAAGCGCAACAAGCTGATCAAGGAATACAAGCGGGATGTCGAGGATCTGCGAAAAGCGGACCCCAATAACCCGCTGGTCCAGGCCGATGTCGTCGCGAAGAACATCCAGAACATCAAGGACAAGAACAAGGATCCGGCCGGGAAGGCCAATCAGCTCAACCTGAGCGGCTACAACGACGCCCAGAATGCGATCAAGGATCTGCACGCCACCTATTCGAACTCTGAAAAGGAGCTTGAGGCGCAGCAGAAGGCCGGCCTGATCACGCAGCAAAACTACCTCGACCAACGTACCGCGCTGATCCGGGCGGAGCGTGAAGAGGTCACCGGCGCCTATCAGGCCGAGATTGCAGCATTGGAAGCGGTCAAGGATCGCACCGGCGCGACTGGCGAGCAGCGTATTCAGCTCGACCAGAAGATCGCCGACGCCCGCACCAACATGGTCAAGGCGCAGAAGGATGCCGACAGCCAGCTTGAAGTGCTTGCGACCAATGAGCAGGGACGCTTGAAGAAGCAGGCACTGGCCATCCAGACCTACACCGATGCCTTGAATCAACAAAACATCACGCTTCGCCAGCAAGGGCGGCGTGAAGCGGCCAGCCTTGGCATGGGAGACCGGCAGAAAGGGTTGCAGAGCCAGTTCAACGGTATCGACGACAAGGCCAATGCCCAGCGCATCGATCTGGCCAACCAGTACGGCGACGGCTCGCGCGGCATGAGCCTGGACGAGTACAACGCCAAGCTGAAAGCCGTTGCACAGAGCCAGCAAGAACTGCGCAACACAGTGGTCGCCAACTATGACGACATGACTGACGCACAAGGCAGCTGGAGCGCCGGCGCATCGTCGGCCTGGGAGAACTACCTTGAGTCGACGCGAGATGTGGCCGGGCAGACGAAAAGCCTGTTCACCAACGCGTTCAGCTCCATGGAAGACGCCATCGTTCAGTTCGCCATGACCGGGAAGCTGTCCTTTGCCGACTTCGCCAAGTCGATTCTGGCTGATATGGCACGGATCGCGGCTCGGCAGGCAAGTTCGTCGGCGTTGAGTGGTCTGTTCGGTCTGGCTGCCAGTGCAGCTGGCTCGTATTTCGGTGGCGGCACCACTTCGGCCGGCTCTACTCAGGCGGGCTATTCAAACGTCGATTTCTCTGGATACAGAGCAACTGGCGGTTCGGTGGACCCTAACTCGCTGTATCAAGTTAACGAGCTGGGCCCAGAGCTGTATAGCCAGGGAGGGAAGTCATATCTGATGACCGGCGCCAAAGGCGGCAGCGTTACACCGCTGACCAGTGGTTCTCAGGCGGCGGGCAAGGCGGCTGCGCCAGGATCTAACGTACTTCAAATCAACGTCCAAGTTGACGCAACTGAAGGCAATAACGCCATGCCCGATCCTGCGCGCCTAGCCGAAGCCATCAAGGTCGTATGCCGTCAGGAAATCGCAGCCGCGCGCCGTAACGGCGGACAACTCACCTAAGGAGGCGTCATGCCGACATTCACATGGGTTCCGACCTACGACGCCACCAAGACGATCACCCCGACGGTCAAGGTCATCAAGTTCGGTGACGGGTACGAGCAGCGGCAGGGGACCGGCATCAACCGACAGCCGCGCAAGTATGCACTGACATTCAAGCGAGCCAAGGCTGAGATTGATCTGATCGACGCCTTCCTCGCGGCCCGAGGCGCCATCGAAGCCTTCAACTACACGCACCCCGGTCAATCGATCGGGGTTTTTGTTTGTCGAGAGTGGGTGCGTACCAACATCGCCCTGGGCGTTGACGGGCTGTCCGCGACCTTTGAGGAGGTTTACGAGTGAGTGAACTTCAAGGTCAGCTCTCTCTCGCCCGTGGGCTGACGATCTGGGAAGGGTTTGAGCTGGTGCTGCCAGATCAGACGCTTCACTTTCATTCTGGTACCAACGAAATAGCAGGCTCAGTGGTCTGGCAAGGCGTCATCTATACGCCTTGGCCACTCAAGGGCACCGAGTTCGCCACGCCAAGCCAGGGCTCGCCAGCACGGCCAAAGCTACAGGTCGGTAACTTCGGCGGAACCATCTCGGCACTGTGTCGGCAGTATGAAGACCTGCTGTGGGCGAAGCTCAAGCGCCGCCGCACGCTGGTCAAGTACCTGGACGCAGTGAACTTTGCCGGCGGTAACCCGACAGCCAATCCAGCCGAAGAGTATCCGGTTGAGACGTGGTTCATCACGCGCAAGGTCAACGAGACGCCCGCCGCGATTGAATTCGATCTTGGCTCTCCGCTGGACCTGCAAGGCGTGAAGTTGCCACGGCGCCAGGTGGTAGCCGGGACTTGCCTATGGGCTTACCGATCGGGCGAGTGCGGGTATGCCGGCGGCCCTGTGGCGGACTATGCCAACAACCCAACCAGCGATCCCGCCAAAGACCAGTGCGCCCGCAATCCAACGGGCTGCAAGCTGCGATTCGGCGCCAATGCCGAGCTTCCCTTCGGGGGCTTTCCGGGTATTTCCCGCGTTCCGAGACTCTGACCATGACCGAGCTACTCAATAAATGCCGGGCTGACGCCGAGGCGCATGCACTGGCCGAGTATCCACGCGAAGCCGTCGGGCTCGTCATCAATGCCTGCGGCAAGCCTCGATACATCCCGTGCCGTAACCAGTCGGAAGAGCTGGATCACTTCATCCTGCACCCTGAAGACTATGTGGCCGCCGAGGACATGGGCGACATCATCGCTATCGTCCACTCACACCCGGACGCCGGGCCGGAGCCCAGCCTTCACGACACTGCCAGTCACGCAGTCAGCCGCATGGCCTGGTGGATTGTCGGCCTGAAAGACGGTCTGGCGACCTGGCACGAAATGCCTGCTGCCGGAGAGATGCCGCTCGAAGGTCGCGTGTTCGTCCACGGCGCGATCGACTGCTACACGTTGATCCGCGATTACTACCGACAGGAGCGCGGCATCGAACTGTTGGACTTCTACCGCCAGGATGACTGGTGGCACAACGGCGGGAATCTCTACGTCGAGAACTTCGCCAAGGCTGGCTTCGTCGAGACCAATACGCCGCGCAATGGCGACGTGGTCATTATGGCGATCGGGAGCCCGACGCCGTGCCACGGCGCGATTTGGCTGGACGGCGATATCCTGCTTCATCACCTCTACGGCCGCCTGAGCTGTCGCGAGGTATACGGCGCAGCATTCCGGGAGCGCACGACGCACTTCCTGACCTACAAAGAAGCGCAATTGATCGCCTGATGCGGCAATGCCGTGGGAGAGGTTTATGGCTGAAATTCAGACGTACGAACTGCTCATAAAAGACTTGTTCGTTGTATCCGGTGGCATCGTCAGTGGGACTGAAGCGGAAGTCGCCATTTTGGACGGCGCGGTAGAGATCGACCGGCTCAAGTTTTCCGGAAAGGTAGGGCCTTACGGTTCCGGTTACCGGCAATTGTACGAAGGCAAGCTCGGCCTGACGGCAAAGCTTGCGTCCGGTGCCTGCAAGATCAGATTTCGCAAGGCTGTTGCGACAGACATCAATTTGGAGGTGTGAGTCCTCCTACAAAGTTATCTGTTCCGATTCGGTGCGTACCGTAGGACACAGAGTATCCCGGGCCACGGCCTGATGCTTCGGCCTCGGCCGCATCCTTGGATGCGTAGATATCGACAAATTTCCATGGGCTCATTTGAATCACGCCCCAGCCGAGTACGGAGTTGAAATTGTCGGGGTCTTTCGGGAGATTTTTAACGAGGCTTTTGATTGGCATGACCGCTCCATGGTTGTGATGTACAGCACCCGACGCTACTACTGAAAGTCAGCAGGGCGTTACTGGGGATTCGTACAGGCGGCGGAGTCTTATTTTCTCCGAGCTAAGATAGTTGAATGTGGGACGCGTATAGATTGGCTAATCCCAAGCGCCAGTCTCACATGAAGGCTCTATGAATGCTTTGTACAGACGCGATTGTTGAGGTAGCAAGACTCATGTCGACCCAAGGGCTCGACGCGGCAGTGATATTGGCAGTTTCCTTCACGGGGATAGCACTGATCAGGTGGGGCGGCCGTTTAGCCAGATTAATCTGATAAACGAGAAGCCCAGCCCCGCGCTGGGCTTTTTCGTTTACAGGGATTCGTCTAACGCAACGGCCCTGCTAGAGTCGCCAAAACACATGGAGGCTCGGCATGAACAAAATAGTCACGGCCCTTGTACTGACCGCGCTGGCGGGTTGCTCTACATCGCAAGTCCCGGCAGACAAGGCGTTGCAAGTCCCGGCTGATAGGGTCCTTGCTTTTGCATCGAAACCGGTTACGCCGCACGGGACGATTATTGTTACCCGAGATACAGGATTTATCGGCGGAGCTTGTTATGTAGGCATTCTCATAGACGGTAAATTCTCAGCCAGGATCGATACAGGCGAAGTGGTAAGTCTGTATGTGCCTACAGGCGAGCATTTAGTTGGGCTGGCAAAGGATGAACGTAGCGGCGGGGCATGCGGCTGGGGAGAGCTTCGCAAAGAGCAGTCGACCACCTTGTCGGACGGACAAGTGAAGCGCTTCCGAATCGGAGGCGACACCAACATAGGGCTCGATATAAGACCCTCATCAATTTAAATGAATTTCTAAAAGACCGCCTACGGGCGGTTTTTTATTGTCCGGAGAAAAGCATGAGTGCTGCCACCCAGAAGCCTATTACCAGGATTTTGCTATCTGGAAGCCTCGCGCAAGCTTTCGGTCGCGAGCATTTTCGCTTGCTTGAGGCCGGCTCCACGGTCGAGGCGTTCAGCGCGCTGAAGCACACCATTCAGGGCTTTGAAGACTTCATTCGAGAATCGGCTCGCCGTGGCCTGCGTTTCGCCATTTTCCGCAATCGGGAGAACGTTGGCGAAGACAAATTCACCATGAGCGGTACAACCGAGATCCGCATTGTTCCGGTCATCGCAGGTAGCAAGAGTGGCGGACTTTTTCAGACGGTCGTAGGAGTTGTCCTAATCGTCGCGTCGGCAGTAATGACCTTCATTTCCGGAGGGACGGCTTCACCCTTTGCAGCAGGGATGATGCAGGTCGGCATCGCCATGGTCATTGGCGGCGTCATTCAAATGCTCACGCCAGTTCCCAAGGCCCCGGGCCAGCAAGAACAAGCCGTAACCGAGAACAAGCCGAGCTATCTGTTCAACGGCGCATTCAACTCCACGCAGCAAGGCCTGCCGGTTCCGGTTGTTTACGGGCAAATGCTGGTCGGCTCAAGCGTTGTTGCGATCGGCACCTGGGCAGAGGCGATTCCCGCATGAGCGAAGTCATTGTTGGTCGCAAAGGTGGGGGCGGGAAGGGTGGCGGCGGGAGCGGTTCGTCGCGCGCAGCAGTCGAGGCGCCCGACAGCCTTCGCTCTCGTCAGCATGTGCGGGTACTGCACGCGATCAGTGAGGGAGAAATCGACGGGATCGTCGGCGGCAATCAGGGCATCTTCTTTGACGACGTCCCGCTGCAGAACTCGGACAACAGTTACAACTTCAGCAACGTCAACATCGATACGCGGCCGGGCACCCAGTGGCAGACGTACATGCCGATCACCGGCCTCGAGGCTGAGCAGTCGGTTGGCGTAGAGATGAAGTATGCCGTCTCCATTGAGCGCGCAATCACCGATCCAGACGCTGACGCAGTTCGAATCACGCTCAGCACCCCGCAACTCTCTGAACAAAACACTTCGAACGGCGACACCAACGGTTCTCAATTCTGGTTTCGACTGGAGGGCAAGCTTGGCGCCGGCGCCTGGATTCCACTGTGCAATGATCAGGCGGTTGGTGGCAAGACCATGAGCCGCACGCAGTTCTCTTATTACCTGCGTCTGCCAGCATCTGGCGGACTGCCGCGATACGTTCGGGCTACCAGGCTTACGGCCGACTCGGGCAGTGCCGCGATCCAGAACCGTTCCTTCTTCGACAGCATGACGCTGATCTGGGACGAGAAGCTGCGCTACCCGAACACGGCGATGCTGGGGCTTTCGATTGATGCCCAGCAGTTCGCCAGCATTCCGCGCATGGCGTTCCTGATCAAAGGCATCAAGGTTCTGGTGCCGAGCAACTACAACCCACTGACCCGTGTGTATACCGGCTCGTGGAACGGCACCTTTATCCGCGCCTGGACGGACAATCCAGCGTGGATCTGGTACGACATGCTGACCAACACCCGTTACGGGCTTGGTGGGTTGCTCGACTCAACGCTGATCGAGAAGTACGCGCTCTACAGCATCGCTCAGTATTGCGATGTGCTGGTGCCGGACGGATACGGCGCCATGGAGCCGCGCTTTACCTGCAACCTGGCGCTGACCACTCAGGCCGACGCCTGGAAGCTGGTCAACGACATGGTGTCGGTGTTCCGTGCCATCTGCTTCTGGGCTGGCGGTTCGCTCACGGCCGTGCAGGACGCGCCGCGCAGTGGCAGCCGCTACCCGTTCAACAACTCGAACGTGGTCGGCGGCGAGTTCAACTATCAGTCAGTCGCATCCGACCAGCGCTTCAACGTGGCGGCGGTTACCTGGAATGACCCGCTCCAGCAATACAAGCAATCGGTCGAGATTGTTGAACGGCCGGAACTGATCGCCAAATGGGGGCGCATTCAGCAAAGCGACGTCGTGGCCATTGGTTGCACTTCGCGCGGGCAAGCTCGCCGCCTGGGTCGCTGGCTGCTGTATGCCGAAAGCGAAGCGGTGACATTTGCCTCCGGTGCCGATGGTTCTTTGCCGCTGCCTGGCGACATCATCGATATCGCAGATGCGAACCGGGCCGGCGCCAGAAATGGTGGTCGGCTTCTGGCGGGCAGCACCGCTTCGACGTTACTGCTCGACGCCCCAATCGGATTTGCTGGGAGTGGCGTGATAGGCGTGGTTCTGTCGGATGGCGATTACGCAACTGCGGCCGTCACCATCGCTGCCGGTGCTTCGTCGGTCACCGTTTCCCCGCCGCTGGCGTCTGCTCCATTGGCATCTGCCCCGTGGACCTTCTCGACAGCAGCATTGGAAACGCAGAAGTTTCGCGTTATCGGCATATCCGAAGGTGACGACGGCACCTACGCAATCAGCGCTGTAGCGTACGACCCTGATAAGTTCGACGAGGTCGAGTTCGGCACGCCGGACGTGGATAACCCTACGAGCATCGTCAACTTCGGCGCTCCGGATGCGGTTGGTCAGCTCACGTTTCTTGAGTCGCTGTACGACACCGGTACCGGCTTGGCCGCTGCACGGTTGTCGGTTAGCTGGACACCGCCGGCGCGCGCAATGCGTTATGAGATCGAGGTCAAGAAGCCCGGTGGTAACTGGGAGTTTGTTGCCGAACTGTCGACGCCAAGTATCGATTTCGAAGCGGCCTCTTCCGGCGAATGGTCGGTTCGGGTGACGCCGAAGTCGGTGCTTGGCATTCCGGGTCCTGCCTTTGTGCAGACCTACATGGCGCAGGCGTTGCTGGCGCCGCCTTCGGCCTTGGTCGGTTTGCGTCTGGATGTGGTCAGCAGCGTGGCCACCTTGGCATGGGACCCAGTTCCAGAGCTGGACGTGAAGCTCGGTGGCAGCATCAGCGTTCGGCATTCACGTAACACCTCGGCGAATTGGGACGCGGCATTGCCACTGACCGAAGTGGCGGGGCGTTCGACGTCGGCGGTCGTGTCGTTGCTACCCGGCAAGTACCTGGCGCGCGCTGTTGACTCTTCGGGCGTCGGCGGGCCGGTAACCGAGGTGTGGTCCGATGCGCAGGTGCCGCTGCCAACCAACGTGGTGCTGACGGTGACCGAATCGCCTGATTTCTTGGGCGTGGCCGTCAATGCCAAGGCTGTAGACGGAATTCTCAAGCTTTCCGGTTCCGGCTTCTTCGATGACGTGCCTGACATTGATGCCCTGGTACCGGAGGTTGATAAGTCCGGTGGATCTCTACTCCAGTTCACCTACAGCTTCGCCGCACCCTCCGACCTCGGCTACGTCTACGACTGTCGGCTGACGGCCAACATCGAGGCGGCGCTATACGACGACGGGACCTACATCGACTCGGTGTCCGACTTCGATTCGCTCATTGGCATTGATGGCGATCCACCGAATGGTGCCTCGCTGTCACTGTGGGTGCGCACCTCGGATGTATCGCCTGCGGTGTGGTCGGCTTGGAAGCCGTTTGTTGTCGGTGATTACCGCGCCAGGCAGTTCGATTTCGAATTGCGCGGTTCGGTACTGCAGAGCACCAACTGGATTGATGTCTCGACGCTTGAGGTCGTGATCGATATGCCTGATCGCATTGAGAGCGGGAACGACATCGTCGTGCCTGTCGGCGGTCTGACCATTATCTACACACCACCATTCAACGCGCCACCGGCCGTGAGTCTCACCGCGCAAAGCCTCTCCCCGGGCGACTACTTCGACGTTTCTGCCAAGACCGCCACGGGTTTCACTGTCTTCATTCGCAATTCCAGTGGGGTCGCCCAGTCAGGCCGCTCGATTGACTACATCTCAAAGGGATACTGACTTATGTCGCAACATGATATGACGCTGGATAACGGCCCGGGCGTGGTGTTCCGAGGTGACGCGAATAACGCGCTGAAAGCTCTGGCATCTCAAAGCGGCGGCGCGGCGGCACCTGGGGTCACGTTTCCAAGCCAGCTCTGGGCGGATACCGGTACGGGTCGACTGAGACAGCGCAACGCCGCGAACTCGGTCTGGCTGGACCGTGGACCGCTGGACGCAACACTGCGCGACGCGGCTTCCGATGGGACTTATGCCGCCGATACCGGGACAACAAATGCTTTCGCCTGCAACTTCGTACCGGCGATCACGGCTCGAAGCGAAATCACGCCGCTCCGATTCAAGGTCGCCAATGGAAATAGCGGGGCGTGCACCATCAACGATGGCTTCGGCACTGCTTCGCTGGTTGGTCTAACGCACGCAGCGCTGCAAGGTGGTGAGACCGTTGCCAACGGTATTGCGCTGATCCAGTGGAATGGTTCGATTGGCGGTAGCGGGGCATATGTCCTGGTGTTCTGCACTGGTGCTGCTGGGCAGGCTGTAACTCAGCAACTCACCGCATTTACCACAGCAGGCGCTGCTCCGAGCTTCACGCTTACCCCTTCGCCGGCCATTGCAGCCTACGCCGCCAACCAGCGGTTCAGGGTGAAGTTTCACTCTGCGAGTGCCGGCTCCGATACCATTAACGTGTCAGGGCGCGGGGTTAAAGCCCTGAAGCAATACGACTCGACCGGCGCCAAGGTGGCAGCGGTGTTTGCTGCCGGCCAACTGACCGACGTTGAGTACGACGGCACTGACGCAGTGCTGCTTGATCCACTTCCCGCTGATCCTTGGGCAATGCAGCCCATTGGCGGGCTCGTCGCTATATTTGACCATCTGACGGGCGTATCCCTGCCGTCGACGACGGCGGGCTATCGCTACATCAAACTGACAGCTTCTGATGCCCACAACACGGGAGTACTGACCAGCGAATCGGTGACCGGCTCTGCACCGCTGGTGCAGGCCACGGCTGTTATCAGCCTTGCGGGCAGCCCAATGAACGGGCAAACAGTGCGCCTGATCAACACAGAGCGCCGGGTGTTGCGTGCCGGCTCTAGCGGTACGGTCGAGGATGACCAGTTCCAGAAGACTGCAATTCAGGGCACGTATATCAATACCCCGTCTGCAATTTCTGGTAGTTCCTACAGTGGCAATACCAGCACAGCTGGTGGTCCCGGCAGTTCCACGGTGACCATTAACGCGATCATCAGTGATGGTACGAACGGCACTCCGCGTGTTGGTCTCGAAACCCGAGCCAAGAGCATTGGTGTCACTTACTATATGAGGATCAAATAATGCCCTTCGCAGCCAACGCAAAGATTTCGACAGATGACTTCGAAGGAGCAATCGAGATTACTGATGATCAGTACCTGCAGGCTCTTGAGGGTATGCAGACTGGTTTTTTGGTAATGATCGATGGCGGGTTTCAGGTGTTGCCACCGCCCGAACCACCTGAGCCCGAACTTCCGACTGAGCCCACCCTTGATGAGCTGAAAGCGCGGGCTTCGATGCAGCGTGATGAGCTGCTCCGTGTCGCAGCGCTACGGATTGCTCCGCTGCAGGACGCCGTGGATCTGGAAGATGCAACCGCTGCTGAAATTGCTCTGCTCAAAAAGTGGAAGCAATACCGGGTGCTATTGAATCGGGTTGCAGATCAACATGGTTATCCGTCGAGTATCGATTGGCCGGTATTACCGGCTTAACCGATATCGCCATCGCCGCCTTGAGCGGTTTTTTTTTGCCTGGAGAAAAGTAATGCCAGTTACCGAAAAGGACCGCGACATCCTCGCCCGCACGATCTGGGGCGAGGCCCGCGGCGAATCGACAGCCGGGAAAATCGCCGTTGCCTGGACGATCCGCAACCGCGTGTTCGATGGAAAGGAGAAGTCCTGGTGGGGCGAGGGCTACGCAGGCGTGTGCCAGGCCAAGTACCAGTTCAGTTGCTGGAACAAGAACGATCCGAATTATCCGTTCCTGAGTGGCGCCCGGCAGATCCTGTTCCGCGAACTGGCCCAGTGTCGGGTCGTAGCTGACCAGGTGATCGATGGGAAAGTGCCGGATCCTACAGGCGGCGCTACGCACTACTACGCCACTACGATGCCCAAGGCTCCGGCCTGGGCTGAGAAGGCGAAGCAGACCTTAAAACTCGGCCACCACGTCTTCTTCAAGGATGTGCCATGAACGCGACCCTGCTACGACTCGTTCCTTATATAGCTGCGGTTCTACTGGTGGCCGGTGCGCTGTTCGGCGCCTATCACCACGGTGCGAGTGTCACAAACGCAACATGGCAGTCGAAATGGAATGCGCGCGATACACGGGACGTCAATGCAAAGTCCGAAAACGAAGCCGCCGAGCGCGCCAAAGAACAAGCCCGTCAACTCTCCATCAACAAGGCGATTCAAGATGGTCAACGCACGATCGATCAAGCAACTGCTGATGCTGCCTCTGCTCGCGCTACTGCTGACAGCATGCGCGGGGCAGCCGACGCCCTTGCCGGTCGCCTCGCAGCCAGTGAAGCCAGCGGCAATTCCTGCACTGCCGCCGCAAGCAAGGCAGCTACCCGCGCCGCAATGGTGCTTGCCGACGTGCTCAAGCGCTCTGACGAGAGATCGGGAAATTTGGCGGACTATGCTGATCAAAGCCACGGACGCGGAGTGACCTGTGAACAGACGTTCGACGGACTTGGTAAGTAGGAAGGCGAAAAAATGTCAGGACCGAATTTTCGGAAAATTAAGATTCGGTGTCTAGGATGAACAGCTCTTCATAGAACGATGTGTATTTTATTACTAGGCGTAAGTTTTCTTCCAGATACCTTTCGATGGACGCGATGTTCGTATCGAACTTCAATGTGGCAAGCTGAATAGTTTGGTTTGCAGGTAGTACAAATGGAGGGTTTATTGCCTCTATTGAGGTTAGCTCGCATCGCGTAAGGGTTTTAAATGCGGACGAGATTAACTCCTCACCAACTCCATCAACCATAACTTCGTTATTGTATATATTGAGAGTGTCAATATTAGCTGGACCAAGCCCGTCATTTCTAACGATGATTTTGAACGTGTCGCCGTCTTCTTCGCTGTGTATTGCGAGGTGAGGTCTGACAGATAGACGGTTGTGTTTTCTGGATAGATGCGACTGGTACAGGGTTGTGAAAAGCGCAAGAAGCGCGATAAAACCAGATGCTATTGCAGGGACGTCGTCAGTCCAATTGGATTCAGACGCTGCATTTATCAAAATGTACTGTATGTCTGATGCCACAAGTCAGTCCTGAATTAATTTAATACTAGAATGATATCAAACTAGCGTCCAAACCGTGCGAGACGGGAGATGGTGGCGTTACCAGATCCGACCGCGCCTGCATCATCCCCTGCGTTGATTCAGGTAGGCGGCCTAATTCATGGAGGAGCGCGCGCCCGACTTGCCCCAGCGCATGCTCAACGAATTATCGCCATCACCGACGCCGGTGACCAAGGACTGATTGCGCTCAGGGCGTGCCAAGCGTATGTCAGAGAGGTGAATTGGTCATTGGCTTTATCACCTCTGGATCATGATTCGGCACTTTACCGATCAACTTTGAGGCGCTAAAGCCCGATCCAGCTCGTTATGCTGCGACACTTTGCTTGATGCCATTGATAATACCGATAATCTCGGATGTGTTTTTTATCAGGCCTTCAGCATCTTTTAGAGATAGCGTATCTAGCAAGTGGTAATCTGCTCGAATTCTTAGTGTGTGCAGCGCGCTGATACGAACGCCAATTCTCCGAATTTCTCTTTGTCGTTCTTTATCTTCACAAGTGAAGTTAGAAAGCATTTCAGAAAGCTTTAAGTGGAGGGAGCCCCTGTAGCTTGAAATAGGTATTTCAAGTGAGCTTTCTGCGAAGTACAGCGTGGCGTGATAGGCGCTATAATATGAGCGGCTGACTATGATGCGATAATCAATCTCTGTTAGATTCTCACCACTATTGAAAGACTGGCACCAATCGAGGAAACAATCAGATGTGATAGGCATGGGCCTGTTCCTTTCTCTTTTCCCCGAATCCTTCGGTAGGCACAAAGACAAAAGATATCTTATTAATGAGATCAGTTAGTTCGTGGTCAACAATCATGTCGCACATTGCAGTGTTCATGTCTGCAATAAAATCAGAATCTGCCACAAGCCCGGCATAAAAAGTAACGGTCGGCCCACCGTATGCGCCTGTGTGGCGAAAAATTCCATTTTGTATGTGTGCGCCATTTTCTATGCATACAGCTTCAGCAGCTGTATAAAATCTATTTGCTTCCGAAGATTCTATATCATGCCAATCTAGTAACTTGGAAAGTGCTAATGCCCCAGAAATTTCTGGATCTTCAATAATTGATTCGTTGCCAGTGGCTTTTATGTATATGTCCACGGCTTCTATTAAGTCTTCCGTTCCGAATGTTATCTGCACATGGTTCGAAAGTTCTCGTAAGAGTTGTTCAGAGCCTCTGACTATGCGTATGGCAGACATGTAATGAGATTGCGCTTCGTTAAGGCGATGAAGTCGGCTAAGAGAGTTTGCGAAATTCTCATACATATCTGCATCATTCGGAACGTATTCAAGAATGCTATTGAAGGTTTTCACTACTTCTTCGTAGTTTTTTTCGAGTGTGAGAAGGATCGCCTCACATAAAAGAGAGCCAATGAAATCCGAATTTTTA